TTTATTTTCCGATCATCGGAATCGTTCTTCTCGTCAACTACTGCCGCTGTTCCGTTCTTAAATAACAATGACGCTAACCGTGTGCTTATGGGTGACAAGCACATTGAGCAGGCCGTCAATCTTAAAGACCCTGACCGTCCGTTGGTCATGCATGCTCTGTCCGTTCCGGGTAAAGAAAAAATCGGTAAGGGTTACGAAGAGATTTTCAATACCGGATTCCATCAGTATGCCCAAGCGCCGGTGGACGGGAAAGTTACAAAAGTAACTAAAGATGCAATAACGGTCAAGCCGACAAAGGGAGCCGCGGTTGACATTCCAATCCACAACAATTACCCGCTTAACTCAAATGCTTTTTTCACCGATACCCCGCTCGTAAATGTTGGGGATAAGGTTAAGGCAGGACAACAGTTAGCTAACAATAACTTCTTCAAAGACGGCGCGCTGGCTATTGGTAAAAATCTACGTGTCGCTTACACGGCATATAAGGGATACAACTTTGAAGACGGTGTGGTTATTTCAGAAGGTGCCGCCAAGAAACTCACCTCCATTCATAAGCACGAGCTTCGTGTTGAGGTCGATAAGAACGTAAAGGTTGGGGCAGATACTTACGTCGCCCAGTTCCCTGAAGAATTGAAGTACATGTCTGACCGTAAGACCCGTTACGACAACGAAGGGATTATCAAGAAAGGTCAGATGCTGAATCCCGGAGACATCGCTATTCCGGCTTTCCAGTTAATACCATTACACGCCGAGTTCGACTACTCCCGCTTAGGAAGAAAGTTCCAAAATAGAGCTGTTGACCTCGCACAACGTTGGGACGGATTAGAGCCCGCAGAAGTTGTGGATGTTGTAAAAACTAAGCAGTTCGTTAAGGTGATTTTACGAACTGAGGAACCGATGAAGATTGGCGACAAGATCTCGGTTCGTCACGGCGCTAAGGGTATTGTTGTGCACATTGTTCCTGATAAGGAGATGTACAAGGACGAGACGGGAAATACCATCGACGTATTACTCAATCCTATGGGAGTTCCCGGCCGTGTTAACACCGGCCAACTTTATGAGGCTGCGGCTGGTAAGCTCGCTGACAAAACTGGCAAGCCGTACTACGTAAAGAACTTCGATCCCAATGTCCCGTCTGTTCTACAAAAACTGAAGGACGATCTAAAATCCGCTAATGTAAAAGATGCGGAAGATATCATTGACCCTAAGACTGGAGAAAAAATTGAGAATACTCTAGTCGGCTTGACGCACGTTTATAAGTTACGCCACCAGGTAGACACCAAATTCAAGGCGCGCTCAACTGTAGATGAAGCCTACACTGTTGACGAGCAGCCAGCTAAGACGACCGATTCGTCAGCCCAGAAGGTTGGCGTTCTTGATACGTTCTCGTTACTGTCGGGAAATGCCGTCGGTTTCCTCAGCGACGCTTTCGGTATTAAATCTCAGAAGAACGACGACTACTGGATTGCATTACAAAAAGGCCAAATGACGCCACCTCCCAAGGTGCCTTTCATTACCGAGAAATTTGTCTCGATGTTGCTGGGCGCAGGCATAAACCTACGTCAATCTGGATCTAAGATCACCGCGGCGCCATTAACCGACAAAGAGATATTAGGACTATCTAAGGGTGAGATAGATAAGCCATTAGTTGTCAAATCTCTGGACCTAATGCCTGAGAAGGGCGGCTTGTTCGATCCAGTTAAGACGGGAGGAATCACTGGCAAGTGGTTTAATCACATCCAATTAGCTGAGCCGATCGCCAATCCGTTGATGTTCTCTGCCATAGTATCTGTCGCTAAGTTACCTACAGCGACCGCTCTAAAAGAAATCATTGCTGGTAACCTTGCTGTCACTGAAACTGGTCAGGTTACCAAAGAATTGGATAAAGGAAAAACATGTGGTCAGGGTGTTCAAAATCTTCTAAAGAACATCGATGTCGCAACTGAAATGAAGAAAACGGAAGCCGAGACAAAGGTCGCTAAAGGTGATCGGCTTGATAAGGCTTACAAGAGACTTCGCTATCTCAAGGCTTTAGATAATCTTAAGTTAACACCTTCAGAAGCTTACATAAACAATTATGTCCCGATCATTCCGGCCAGATTCCGCCGAGTTGATCCGAGGATGGACGGAACGTTATCGGTAGCTCCTGCCAACCACAGCTACCGCGAGATCATTATGATTAACAACCAGCTTAAGGATCTTAAGCAGGCCGGTGTTAGTCAGGCCAACCTAAAGAATCTTAACCGAGATCTATATGCGTCCGTCAGTGGACTAACTGGATTGACCTCGCCACTAACACGAACTGAAGAAGTGGCAGGTTTCCTGGAGCGTGTTGCTGGACCATCTGCGCCGAAGACTGGATTTTTCCAGGCTAGGGTCATGTCACGAGCTCAAGACCTATCTGCGCGCTCGACGGTTATCCCAAATCCTAAACTAAATCTTGATCAGATCGGATTGCCGAAAGAAATGGCGATGACGATCTACAAGCCGTTTGTTGTGAAACGTCTTGTTACCTCAGGTTATGATCCTGTGCGCGCAAGAGATCTAGCAGAAAAACGAGACGATCTAGCGATGCGTATGCTGGAACTTGAAGTGCAAGAGCGACCAGCGATTATGACGCGTGCTCCGTCGTTGCATAAGTTCAACCTTCAGGCGTTCATTCCAAAACTAATTGACGGTAGGGCGGTCGAGGTGAATCCGCTAATCGTGGCTGGTTACAACATGGATTTCGACGGCGACACCGCTGGTATCCATGTTCCTGTATCTGAAGAAGCCAGAAGAGAAGCAATTGATAAGATGCTTCCTAGTAAAAATCTACTGGAAGTACGCCGAGACGCTTTGATGCACGCTCCGTCAAGAGAGACGACCCACGGTATTTATCTAATGACCACACCGAAGGGTGAGCCAGTTGCCTTCCCTAACAAGGAGGCAGCGATGGCAGCGTATTCTGCGAAGAAAATTAAAGTGAACCAGGCTATCAAGATTGGTACCGCTGTGCAGTGTGTGGGACAGTATCTATTTGATTCGCTGTTACCGCAACAACTCAAGGTCGGTGCAGTTCCTGTTAACGCTAAAAAGCTCGACGAGGTACTTTTAAGAGTTTCTAAGGAACTCAAGTCTGATCAGGCAGCCGACTTAATTTCAAAGGTCAAGGATCTCGGAAACCACTACGTCACTGAGGTAGGTTTCAGCATTTCGTTGGATGACCTAGAAATTGATCGCAAGAAACGCGATCAGTTGTTGGCGCAAGCTAAGAAAGACATTCCAGTCAAGGGATTCGCTCCTGTCGCGAACAATCTTGTGAAGGATGTGGCCGGATTAGTAGCGTCACACACTGATAATCGATTTGTTGATCTCGCGTTTGTTTCCGGCGCTCTTGGTAAGCGTGGAGATGTTGCGCGTCTAGTCGCAACGCCTGTTGCCGTAGAAGACCACAAAGGAAGAGTGGTCCCGATCCTTATCGAGAAATCTTACGCTGAGGGACATGACATCGGATCGTACATGGCAGCGACTCCCGGCGCTAGAAAAGGCATGATAGATAAGGGTCTGACCGTAGCCGACACCGGCTACTTCAACCGCCGAGTTGTTAACTCCGCAATTGAATACAAAGTAATCATGCCCGATTGCGGTACGTCGCTCGGCGTTAAGATGCCGCTAACATCATCAGAAATTTATGACAGATTTGGTGTATCCGCGGAGCTTAAGGATAAGTTGATCACGCCTGAACTCGCAAGACAATTGCTAGCTAAGGGCAAAACCGATATTGTTGTGCGATCTCCTTTAACATGTCAGGCTGCGGGTGGAGTATGCGCTAAATGTTTCGGACTTACCGAAAACGGTCAGTTGGCTCCTATCGGTCTTCATATTGGAGCACTAGCAGGTCAAACAGTCGGAGAACGTGCCACGCAAATCACCCTCAAGAGTTTCCATTCAGGCGGGGCAATCGGAGGCGCGAAGATCGGATTTGATCGTATCTCTGAACTAGTTGAGATGCCGCAGAACGTCAAAAATAAAGCCACGCTCGCCTCTGTTGCAGGAAAAATTACTAAGATTGAGCAGTCCCCAACTGGTGGTTGGTATGTAACAGTAGACAAAACTAGACACTTCGTTCCCCAAGAGTTGGGACTAGGTGTTAGCTCTGGACAGACTGTTCAAGCAGGAGAGCAGCTGAGCAAGAGCGGATCAATTAAGCCACAAGAACTTTTAGAGTACACTGGAAGCGTTAACCGTGTCCGTGATTACCTAGTTGACGAGTTGGCAAAGAATTACAGCAAGGAACAGGGCGCTTACGTCAAACGTAAACTAATTGAAACGATTGTTAGACCTCTAACCGATAAGGCGACTGTAACTGATCCAGGAGACGCCGGTGCTAAGTTCGGAGTTTACCCCGGAGATCTTCTCCAGATCAACGCGATCAAGGATATGAACCGCAAATTGCGAGAAACCGGCAAGAAAGAGATTCAGTTCAATCCGACACTTTACGGTATCAACTCTGCTCCGTTTACAAGCGGTGATTTTGTTGGAATGCTGATTCACGAAAGACTCAAGGACCAACTATCTAAAGCGCCCGCACTCGCGCTTTCGACTGATTTAGAGGTCGGACATCCAATGGCCAGACTGGCTCTGAAAAACCTTAAGAGCATCGAGGATATCAAGAAAGGTCGTTGATGGCCGGTAGCATCCGAGACGCGTTTTCCTCATTCAAAGGATCTAGGACCAGTTCTCAGATCACTACGGGGGAAGTGCGCGCGTATGATCCTAGAACAGCACTCTACAAAGTAAAGTTAGACAGCGACCAGTCCATCAAAATGGCTAGGGCGGTATCCACTGGCGGAGCCATTAGACCCTACACTAATTACTCAAAGGTGGTGATAGTGCAGTGCGGCGTTGCGGGCTGGTTCATTATGGCTGAATACGTCGCCCCTCAGCCAAACTACGACGTCGCTGCTGCCGGGTTCAACGCACGAACGATTGCGGCTGAACAGACTGATTTTGGAGCATTCTCAGAAGTTGATTACCGGTTTGGTGGTGGTCAGGCTAACTTTAGAGAAGTGGACAGTGACGGTCAAATTGCCCCCTCCGCGTTCTCAGGAGGGGCGAAACTAAGCAACAAGCAGGCAAGGCACGCTGACGAATCCTCTATCCGCATAGAAGACTTTGGAGATATTCTCATAGAGGCGTCCAAGATGGCGTTCATGTGGCTATCGAAAAAGACCGAGCGTGTCTTTTTAAAGTGCCGAGAATTTGAGCTACGCTCAGTTGGTTATCGATTTAATACAGTCTGCCCCTCTGTCGCTGAGGAAGATGAGGCCGAAGTAATTAACAAGGTAACCGTTGCCGCTGAAATTTATCCAGACGCGGTAAATTTAAGTCCAGCGGCACGCTGTTACGAGTTCATTAGTGGGTTCCAGCAGTCGTTTGTTGGAACAATTATTAAGTTAGGTCAAATACTTTCGTTCAAGGCCGACAACACAAACAAGAAAGTGTCGATGGTTCTTGGAAACGATAAGAAGACTACTGTCAATTTTGATGAGTCGAGTGATTCAATCAAAATTGAAAAAGATGGTCAGGTTATTGAGATGACCCCCACAACATTAGCTTTTACTCATAAGGGTCAATACATAAAGTTGACGGATGCGGGCCTAGAAATAACAGCTAAAGCCATTCGCATCGATTCGCAGGAACAGACGACAGTCAGCTCCAGTGGACCGGTAACGCTCGTCGGCACAGTGATCAATATGAATTGATGATTCTCAGTCAAATAGTGTTATAATAGGGTGATTGGATCAAAATCATGACAAGATACACAGTTGGAAGAATGGTTGTCCCGTCGATGAACCAGCCTCCGTACGCGAGCCCGGGTTCACCGATAAGTTTCAATATTGGCAAGATGCCCGATATTGGCCCAACAACGGCCAGTTTAGGTGTCTATTCTGTATCGGTTAAAAACGTGGGCATTACGCCCATCTTCTTCCGCGGAAGAAACGGGACAACACCTACCGCAGGACAGTCTCCTTTTACCAGACTGGATATAGGACATACTGGTGTAATCTATTACCAGGGATCTCCCAACAAAGATATCTTTGTGGATCTATTCCAATATCCACATGTCCGATACATCAGTTTTGCTGATGGTGCGTATACTAACGATTACCCCGGCCAAGTAGAACTAGACGACTAGTCGGAGATAAAATATGATCAGAAAATTCAAAGGCGAGTCGTTATTCCTTGAGCGGGAACGTGATTTCTCTAAAACTGCTGCCATCAAGGTTGGAAAAAATCCTGCTGAATGGCCCACAGAGATAATCGAGATGCTACATGAACAGCATCCGTATTTAGCTGAAAGTAACATCCAGATCAGCATGAAGAAAACTGACGAGGATTCAGGAGCCGGGCTCGGTAGTATTGTTATTGATGATAAGGCGATGATCCCCCTTGTTATCGAGAATAACAAGGTTGCGTCTTTGGATATGTTCTACGACGGTGATCAGCTCTTCCCGATGACTCGGGATAGAATTGAAGCAGTTAGCCGAGGTACTAGCATCGGAAAGCCGGTAACACCTGCCAAGGGAGAAGTTACTGATAGTTCACTCGTCCAAAGTGTGCATCCTCCGTACGATGGCAAGTACACTTTTGCATCTGATCTTACTTATTCCAAGAAAGACTTTTCAGATGCTATCAGCCGATCGTTCAGCTATCAAGGCCTAGTTGCCGAACTTTCCAATCCAATCTGGAAAGAAGCGCTAGCGGCTTACATCGGTTCGGATAAGAAGACCGTATCCGAGACTACAAACAAACCTGCTTTGGTCAAAAAAGCAAGCTCTGTTTACACAGCTCCTAAACACAGTGGTGTCTATGAAGTTGTAACAGAGAAGGGCCCTATGGTCGGTATGTTTGTCAGCCAACTACAAAAGTTCGCTGAGCATAGTGGGCATAGCGGCTTATTCATCAATACTGCGACAGGGCAGTATTCGAAATTGACAACTGAAGAAGTAGCGGCGCGTGAAGTAAACCAGTTACCTCAGGTCAAGTTAGCCAACTTATCGGGTAAGGGAGTCTTCGTTGTTCCCGGAGATAAGCACGGCGTAACTGTGACCGATCCTATTGAAATCAAATACCGGGACGGTGATCACTACGAGGCCGTCGATGAATACGGAAGAAAGTTCACGCTTTATAAGAGTGCTGAATTTGTCAATATCGAGGTTGCCGGACGAGTCATTGGTATCCCAGAGCGCTCGGTATTTGTTCCACTGACTGAACAGATTAAGCTTGCCAGCCCAAACTTCCTTGACCGAGGCGGCAACCGGCTCGAAATTTCGCGGATGGGTGATAAGTACTTTGCCAAAACTGCGGCAGAAATCCCAACTGTGTCCGAGCTTCCTGACGACGGTGCTTACATCGACGAAATGATCCTGGCTCTTCAGGCCCACTTTAATGTTGCGCCGATCGAGTCTGATTTGCGCAAGTTGGCGAACAAATCTAAGATAAACCTATCTTGGACAACCGCTCCTGTAGTTGAAAAGACCGCCGGAAAAACGATTGAGCTATCTCTTACGGAAAAATCAGCGCTAACTAAGGTCGCATCGTACTTCGATGAAAAGACCTTGCGCATGATTAAGCTCTCTCAAGAGCAAGGTAAGAAAACAGTAGACGCACTTCTCGGACTGAACTTTGTCGGTCCAGAAAACATGCAAAGATTTGTAGACAAAATTGAAACCATTTCTCAAGCACGGCAGGCTGTGGGCGAGTTACTTCTTGCTTCGAGACTTGGCTTGGATGTTGACCAAATGCCACTTAAGACTGCATTCCAAGCACTAGATAAGATCGAGTCCGAGTTACGACAGTTACGTACCATGGAAAGTGCCGTATGAAAGGACAGTCTTGGTTGAGCCGGTATATTCAAGACCGCGCATCGCCAAAGAGTTTAAGATAAATGAGAAAACTCTTAGTTGGTTAGAGCGAACTGGTCGAATCCATATTGAGTGGAGAGCTGAAAACGGTCTCCTCGTAGCAGAACTATCTGAAGATACTCAAAGAGTTCTCCGGTGTGCTTCGTCGTCTATACCCGCACTAAAAGTTCCTGAAGGACTAACTCTTCTACCTTTCCAGCGCTTCTTACATTTACGGTTCTTACAGCTTTCTCTGGAGGAACTATATCAAGAACTGCAGGATAGGAATCTAATCAATCCTAACGTTTTCCCTTTGAGTCAACTGGAGGCGTTAAGAGAGATGTTCATTGCGGGACTTCCCTTATTGGTTCAGAGGTCCCTCCGCACTGGAATCCGTCCAGAGACCGATGAAGAAAAGTTGGAACTAGCTACCGTGTTAGACGTCTGCGAGATAGCTGTCGCATATCAACATCCTGAACTTGAGCAGGCTTTCAAATTCATGACAGAGAGTCCGGTTAAGGACTGTTTAGACTGCGCTTTGAGCACTAAAGCCACACTTGTAGAAGTGCAGACATTCCTAAAAGAAGTTGCGGACTTTCCTATATCGGTCGAAGGTCTTGCGTTCTATCAATCTGTCTTCCATGATATCTCTCTAGTAAGCCCAGATCAGTTTAAAAAATATCTGAAGCTCATAAAACCATCTCTGCGGGCTAAAATGGCTTTAGCAGTTAACTGCACGATAGAAGACTTTAGACTCAAGTCAGGATACGAGCGTGACTTCGAGGTTGATCAAGTTCTCAACGCCTTTAAGGGCGCGCTGACCGATAACCTCATCTCATTGATAAATACGAAAACACCTGACAGCGAAAAGGCGTTCCACTACACGCTTAGAAGTCTCATGATGGTGATTGACCGACTTGAGAAAGCGGGTCTAAAAAATAAAGGCTCGAATACAAAGTTATTAGAGTCTCCTGATTTACTAAAATCGATACAATTAGAGCCCCAAGAAATGAGTCGGATGGGCATATTTCGAAGTGTCTCCGACACAGACGTGAACGCTAACCTAAGTTGATATGCTTAATACATTCGGTGGGACGTTAAGTTACTCTACGCTAGAGTTATTTGAACAGCTCGTTAAAACTGCTGACCCAGCCCAATTAGACGAGGCGTTTGATTGGGAGGAGTACAATAAGGAAGTAGAGGAACTAGCGCTTGTCGCGGCAGAGACCGCGCAAAGTACACAGGCAAGGCTTGTTAAAGACGATGAACAGTTAGCGATAACCCACATCTCGAAAATTGTGGGAGGATTCCTGACAGTAGATGGCCAGCCGTTTTCTTTTGAAGGACGCGAGTACATACGCGGACTGTACGATCTGGTTAAGGAATATCCATCAGGTTGTAGAAATCAGATCTGGCACACAGGTCGTCAGGTAGAGAAATCGACTAGCCAGGCAGCTAAATCAATCGCTTTGGGAATAGCTGTTCCTGCTTATAAAACACTGTACATCACGCCACGGTTTGACCAGGTGACTGTATTTTCGCAGCAGCGCTTCAAACCAATGTGCGAAGATTCTAAAAAAATAGTAGGACGTTGGGTTAAGCCATCTGAGTGTCTATGGCAAGTAGGCGCCAAGCAATTCGCTAACGGCAGCTTTTACAATTTCAGGTCCTGCTATTTGACCGCAGACAACTCGCGTGGTATTTCGGCCAATCACCTATTGATTGACGAAATCCAGGACATCCTCTCAGAAAATATCCCAATCGTTGAACAGTGTCAATCGCACTCAAGTGCAGAACTTCGTTTCAGGACGTACGCCGGTACGCCGAAAACTAATAGCAACGTCATTACGCGACGATATCAAAACTCTTGTCAATTTGAGTGGCTTAGTAAGTGTGGCGCGTGCAACCATTGGAACTATCTAGACGAGAACGTAATCGGAGCACAATTTTTTGAGTGTGTACGTTGCCATCGAGAGATCGACCCTAAAAATGGACAATGGGTTCCTGCTCGGCCAGAGCTCCTCGATAAGTGCTGGGGTTTCCGTATTCCCCAGATTATGGTACCGTTCAAATCTCACAAAGACATCAAAGAGCTCCGAGACGATCCACAGACATCTAGACGACAATTCTACAACGAGTGTTTAGGCCTGCCTTATGATGAAGGCGAACTTGTCTTAACTGAGAAAGACATGGTTGAGGCAGCCGCTGAAGGTGACGGTAATGAGATGTGGAGCGCGGCGCAGTCCTATGGTTTGTTCCGAAGAGGAGTTCCAGTATTCGCCGGCATTGATTATGGAACAGCTGAAGGAACAACACCATCTTACACGGTCATAACGATCGGATTCATGAACGCGTACGAGAAGTTCCAGGTTATTTACATGGAGAAACTTCTTGGAGAGAGGGCCAACCTAGCCAAACAGCCCCACTATCTGAACAGCTTGATGCGAGCGTATGGAGTCAGATGGGTTGGCGCTGACTGGGGATTTGGTGCACCGATTAACCAACGACTGATTGAAGAGTTTGGCTGGTCTCGCGCAAATGCGCACCATGTGCTCATGGAGTTCCAGTACGTCAAACAAAAAAACAAAGCCAACTGGAGCAGCAAGGCTTCTCGTTACATGCTTGATCGTAATCAATCAATGAACGACATGATCGACGCGATTAGGAACAAAAAGATAGTATTCTTCAAATTTGATGAGCTACGTCCATTTGTCCTAGACTTTACGACTATCTACATCGAATTCGACGATTACCACGGGAACATGCGATACGACCATCAAATGCCAGATGACTGTTTTCATTCTCTGAACTACGCGTTCTCGGCAGCTAAACAGTATTACGGTAAACTGACTCCCAAGTTGTTGCCGGATGTTAACGATGAAGAAAATAACGAATACGATATGATGTAAAAATTTAGGTAAAGAAAAGAGGCGGAGCCTTGCGGCCCCGCTTCTCCTCTGTATACCGATTTTGATTCATTTTTCTCTGCTCCTCGTCTTTTTATACGCCTGTTCCCAGAACAGGCGGTGTCGCAGTCGGGCCGCGTATTCTACGGCCTCGTCCTCCCAGTGGAAATACGCGGCTCTCCAACCCTGTGGGTCGAGCGCGCGGTTTACAACAACCCACCACATTCCGCAGGTGGGTTCGCTCATCATGTAGCATTCAATGTCCATAGGCCCTCCTAGACCCGAACATTATTGAGGACCTCACCGTACCAACGGGCACGGTTCCTCCTCAATAATCTTATGCCATATTTAGGGCAGTTTTGGCTAAAAGGAAAGGACCCTTGCGGGCCCTCTCCTAACAACTACCGGAGCATGCTGTCCCGGAGAAGATCGAGATCCTTTTGCACCTGAATCTCAAATTTCTTCTCGTGCTCCAGATCCTCTGTCTTCTTCCTTCCGTGCCATTCAGGCATGCCGTGGGACCGAGAACTCACGGCCCGCTTGATTCGTGCCATCTTCTTGTTGTCTGAGATTTCATCGACAACCTGGCAGAATTTTCTGCCGGACAGCGGAATCCAGGTTCCGTAAGCAAGCCTGGCCGCGAGCAGAGTCTCGCGCTTGTTCAGCGGGACCTCATTAACCGACGCCCCGTTGACAATGTCGTCCCGGCGATCGAGCGGGACCAGATATGCGCAGTCTCGGCGCACCCGGACGACCACCCAGTTTGATGCCCCTTTTGCCAGACGCACCACTTCCGCAATGCGGAACTCTCTTTTTGTGCTCATTAGTTTGTTGAAGGATCTGTTACAACCAGATCCGGTTTGTTGAAGTTGCAGAAACATACATCTTGGAGGATGTAATGAACTCGATCCAATTTTTCTTGGAGCGGCAGATCTGAGAGCTTATCCCAGACACTTTCGATTAGCCGTCCTGTATACCTACCGCGCAGCCACTCGCTGGCAGCCCACGCGTTTTCCATGTCATGGCGAGTCAGCCCGCCATTAGCCATCTCGAAAAAGATTTCTGGAGGACTCAGGAATCCTTCCTTGGATGACCAGTACGCAGCGGTCACCAAAGTAGAGAACATTTGTTTGTCTAGCATTGTTTTACCTCCTTTGCTAGTAATTTTCTTATGACATAAAAGGAAGGGCCCTTGCGGACCCCTCCTTTCATTTTCCACGGAGCCCCTGGAGCTTAGCTTTTTGCTCCAGGAGTTCTTGGCGATGCGTTGTCACAAATCGCTCAAGGATCTCAAGATCCTCCTCCATGTCATTGATCACGCTGAGCGTCTGTTCGACGTCCGCGTATTGCTTCGGGGTGTTGGCCCCGATTACCCATCCTGCGACGCTTGAAACGGTGAACATGACCACCATCAATACAAGCATCACGAGAGACAGGAAGCATCCTGCCTTTCTCATTCTTCCCACCTAGCGCGCATGCGCTCAATAGTGGTCTGGGGAACCGAGTGTACACTCCCGAACATCCCTTTGCAGGTGATTACCTGAGGAATGATCGAGCGCGCCACGCACGCTTCCATGTACGGAAGCATCTCTTTCTGCGTGGTGAACGTGTTGCTCACCACGACAAGGTCTTGCTCACCCGACGAGATATCGTGGGTGAACCGCTCAAGGCACTGGCCGTGGGCCTGTGCCAATAGCGCTCCGTCGAAGTAGCCCAGCTTCTCAAAGAAGTGGTCAGCTTCGTGATTGATCGCCCGCAGGTTCTCTAGGCGAGCCCCGAGGACAATCCTCTTGCCAAGGGTGGTTTTACCCGACCCCGGCAAGCCTCTGATGAGCACTACTTGCATGAGTAGAACTCACAGTAGAACTGAGTCACATTCTTGACCCAGTTCTTGTTTAACCCGTTGGGGTCGTTCTCTGCGCCAACAGGGCAGTAACGATTACCCAAGAAGGTGATGAAGTCCACCTTACGGCCTGACTCCACCCAGCGGTCCCAGTTCTTCTGAACTGTCGCCGCACACCATCCCGCCTGTTTGCGGTAGGTGTTGGCCTTGGCATTCAAGATGCCAAACTCTTTCCCGGCTCCACCGTTTTCGGCGTACCGGATGGCGGCCACGATAGGCCGCAGAATCTCCCGCAACTCGGGACGAATGTTCTCCCGAATTGCTTCCTCGAAGGCGGCGTCCGCCGCCTTGCCGTCCTTTTTCTCAATGGGCGACTGCCCAAAGAGAGGGAGGACGAGCATCAAAATCATGAGAACTGTTCTCATAATGAGAGCCTCCTTGTCTCTCAATTATCTTATGCCAAAAGCTGGTCAGTTATGGCTAAAAGAACGGCCGTTGAAAACGTTTCTACCAATAATCTTATGACACATTTATGCCAGTTTTGGCTAAAAGGGAAGGGGGCCGAAGGGGCCCGCCTCGCTGATCTTGATTCAATAATCTTATACAACAAATATGACTTGATTGCCCTGCTCCTGATCGTATCCTAAGTAAGATCTAGATTTTAGGTCCAATACGATTGGATCATAACTGCCCATGAATTTCATCAACTATTATCTGTTCGCTAAACAGGCTGCGGCTGATTTTCTAACAAAGGGTATAGATTTGAATGAGTCTATCGCCAAGATTGCAGAAAAGAGCGGGCTGTCACAGGTCCAGATTCAGCGGGTAGTCGAGTTCGCCAATCACGAGACGAACGACAACCTACGTAAGACGGCAGAAGATAAGACCTTCACGTTCCCCGTAGCATCTTTAGACACAGTTTTATCAAAAATGTCTAAAGTTCCGGATGTTTCTGGAGTAGAAGTAACTAAGGTAGCCCAACTTGTTCGATCATTCTCGGCTAGTCAGGAAGCTGAAATTGAGAAAAGAGCTTCTGCGATGCTGGCGTCAGACTCGCGCGCGCAAGAGCTTAAAGTGCGAGAGTATCGCATAGCTTTAGAAAAGGTTGCGCAGCAGTTGACAGTTGTTCAAAAACAACTTAAAGCTGAGTACGCGGGCGTTTGCCAAGAGCTGCACGATAAGTTAGCTGAGTTCAAACAAGATATCAAAGACTACTTAATCCTCGATGGTGGAGAGTTTTCAGACATTCATAAATACGCAAAAGCCGTCGATTCCGGTTGGGATAATGGCTGGGACGTAGTTTTTGATAGTATTAAAAAAGACCTGATAAAACTTGGACAGCCGGTTTCCGGAAAATTGCTGGCCACTAATTTCGGCGAGGCGCACAAACGTTCCGGGTCTGCTGTGCCGGAACCTGCAGTGACGGTCGTTAACGGCCAAACAACTTTGGCCAAAAAAGTCAAGCAGCTGCACGAGACGATTACGTTAGGCGATCGACTCCAGGATAAACTTCGGGCCATGGATAACTTTAAAGATACTGTGGATGTGGAAGTCAAACGGCTCAAAACTGACGCAGACTACCAGTCGGCCATCGACGATATCGAAAACAAGACATCGGCAGTGAAGGCGCTTTACACAACACTAACTGCCCCCGATGATGTTCATTCTAAATCTACCTTGTCTAAGCTGGGTGAAAACGGTGAGGGCAACCCAGAAAAAAAATCTGGGGCGGGCGTTAAGGCCCGCGCTCTGATGGGCCTCGGTGCAGGACACGTGCTTCATAGCATGCACCGCGGCGTAGTTTCAGCAGCGGCTGAAAATCTTTTACAGCCTAATGTTCCTTCAGCATTTGATCCTACTAAACAACTCGATCCCTATCTTCGCGGATCCCGTAAATAGTTAACAACAATCGAGGAAAGTATGACTATTCTTGACAGCTACTCCGGAGTCTACGGCGGTTATCTAACGCCCGAAGAGCGCAAAGAACTTGGAAAATTTGCGGCCGATCTACTACAGGCTAAAGTTACAAAAGATAGCGCTAAAATTGAGGCGCTGTTAAAAGAGGCCTCACTAACATTAACCGAAAATTATTCAGATTTTGAGGCCTTTGTTGGTTTGGTTGGCTGGCTAGAAAAACACGCGGCCGATGTACCCAAAGATAAAAAGGCAAATATTTCCAATATTCTGCAAGCTATAAGCGCGACAATGGCACTGGCTCCGGCTGTTTATGCTGGAGCAAAGTGGGCTGGTCGTAAGATGCAGTTAAACAAATCAAAAGAGCAAATTCTTCGCGACAATCCTGCCCTAAGAAACGAACCGAAATTCGATCAATATTTTGATATGATCGCGAGCTTCTCGCCAGAAGTTGCAGCTCAGCCAATACTCGCGGGCAACGTGCTAGAAAACATTAGAAGACTCGGACCTGCGGCTGTAACTCCTCAAATGATTAATGATTTGCTGGGACTACAAGGTCGCCTAAGCCCAAGCGCTGGAGAAATGCTCGGAACAATTTCTAGCAGCGTCGGGAAAGCCTCTGACATTGGCGTGCAGGCGCTCAAACCTAGCAAATCCTGAGAGCTCTGTGCAACCTTACCTAGAAACACAGCCGCACTACCAGTCAGACCGTCAGGTTATGACGCACTCCGGATTTGACGGAGGAAATCCTCGGATCGATAACAAGATCGCGGATAGAGCTAGGAATGAAGCCCGAAAAGTCCAGCAGGGTTACAATAAAGAAGGTATTCCCGGTCAGTTAATTGCAACTGCCGAGAGCGCGTCCGATCCATTTTTTAGTGCATTCCTGAGCGAGATATTAAGAAATGTTTGAAAAATTCTTTGAGTGTGGTGCCTATGACAACTGGGGTGAGGTATACACCCACATTCATGGTCCAACTATGGACAAGGTCGCCTCTCAGAGTTGCATTCCTGCGTCATTACTAACTGTTATCGAAAAATTGCAGCCACGAGCAGAGGGCCGTTACATCCTTCTCAACGCCCTGGGTGCTTACGAATATTGGTCGAGCAACAATAACGGAGACGCCTTTCCGGAGTGGAGCCTCAAATCGATGGTTCCACCACCTTCGGTGCAAAGGATTATTGATACCAAGGTTAAAGAGCGTTTGCCGTCTTTCATGGTTCCGCCCTGCACGGAGTATGGAACTGGCTCGTTTGTTCAGCACGCCAAAGTTTATCAACACCACGTTAACAAAGATCCTTTAATTGCTTGCGGCGATGTTGTAGCGGCAGCCTACAACGATCTCATGCACCGGACGGAGCTGATCGTCTTCGTTTACCAGCAACGTGCCCCAGATATTGTAAAACAGATTGATGATGGTATTCCGATCCCCTTTTCGATGGGCGCGAAACTGCCGTTCGACGTCTGCTCAATCTGCTCAAACGTTGCACGCAATAGGGCAGAATACTGCGACCACCTTAAAAATGAGCTTCGGCAGTTCTATCCTGACGGTCGAAAGGTTTTCTCATATAACTATTTCCCACGATTCTTCGACATCTCAAAAGTGTCCGTGCCTGCAGACAAGAGTGCGTGGATGCTCAAAAAGATTGCCTCAGCTGAATCAGCAGCGCCTATTCAAAAGGCTGCTCAGATTGAGAAGCGGACAATCACCACAGAGCAACAAGATCTCGGCAGTGCGCCAGTTAATCCAAAACTGATCAATTTTATTCGAAACAGCGGGTGGGACGGCGCGTGCAGCGACGAGCCGCTCGATCCTCAGCTAGCTTTGCTCAAAAATCAGTACAGTGTTAAGGATATCTTGTCCTCAATGCTTACTTTAGGGATGTTGCCGTCGTCATCTGAGATAAATACCTTAACAAATGGTGACGATAGTGCGCTTCCCAGCAGCCTCGATGTTGTCAATCCAAATCGCAGGCTTATAATGATTTTGAGCAAACACGTTCCAAGTCGCTCTTTGCTTGACCCTTATTTCACTAAGCGTGCTGCTTATGGAAAGAAGGGCCCAAAGTCTAGTAAGGCACATAAAAAATTTGCCAGCTTGCTAACCAAAGTAAATTATCGTGATTTAGTCAATACAATGGAGCACAACCCATCGGTTGCGCTATCATTGAATAGTGACGCTCTGGGGTTAGCACTCTTTAAGAGCGCAAGCACAAAGGAACCTTGTTGGTTACCTTTTATAGTTTGTTGTTCTATCTACACGGAGTCATAATTATGAACATCGAGGACCTCTTCGCAACTGTTTCAACGCAGCTGAGAGGCAACTCTGAGGCCGCCAACGCAGATGTCGAAAAGACAGCCTCGGATGCGTCTGTTGGTTACGCTGATTCAAAGGATGAAAATATGAACAAGATCGCAAGTGAACTTTATGCCGGTGGCCAAATCATGGCCGAAGGCTTTATCGACCGTTTCATCGAAAAATTGGCCGGATCTGGCGTACCAGCAGCAGGCGCGGGCATCAATGCTCCTCGTAGCGGTTGGGAATCGATCGCCAAGAAGGTCGAAAACATGCACAACCGTCCTCCAATGATGGGTGGCGGTAGTCTGTCAGCCGAACAGGCTGGCGCACTTAGCGGCGCCAAAGGCGTCGTTAATCCAGCTAAACCCCTAGTCTGATAACCTACGTAGGAGAATTTTATGGCATCTTTAACTGAAACGTTTGAAATGATCAAGCAGGCCGAATACGACGCCAAGCTTGAGACCCTCCAGGAAGCTTGGGCTAATGACGAAGTTCGTCAGGGCATGCTCAGCGAAGCGCTCGACATGATCAAGGTCGCGCAGGATCAGGGCGAACTGCCCGAAATGGATCCCGCTCAGATTCTTGACTACGGCGTCGCTCTCGTTGAAGAGGCTCTCTCCGAAGATTCGGAAGATGGCGTTGAGAAGCTCGCTGAAGAGGACGTCGCTGAACTCGGCTTCCTCGCCGGTCAGGTCCTTGCCGAAAACGGCATCGACGCCGAAGAGCTCTCGAAGCTCGCTGAAGAAGACGCTGAAGAGCTCGGCCGCATGGTTGCCCATGAAGTCGCCGAACTCCTCGCCGAGTGATTTTGTAATTCATTAAAGGAGGCGACCGATGCTATTTTCAGAGCTTGAACAATTAATCAAGAACGCGACGGACCAGGCCCACGGGAACCAGAGCGCTGAAGTAGAAAAGGTCGCCTCTTCCTCTGAAGGTGAAGTCGATTCGCTAATTTCTGAAATTGATCAGGAGTTAGCGAATCAAAATACGCTTGAGAAGCGTGCCAGCAAAGTGGCTCTGGCAAAACTGATCGCTGCTATAGATATTCTTTAAATAACTCATGGGTCTGAGAAAATCAGCCGAGCTGCTCGCAAAATCAAAAGAAGCTCTTGTAAAGCTAAAAACAGAGCTGAGCGATACTCACGAAAAGGTCGCCAGTCTTCAAGCTGAACAAGATCTTCTTATTGGTGTTATGGGATTAGTTCAGGATGGTCAAATCGACCCAGCCGACATATTAACTAAATTAGCTGAGTTTAAAGAAGACCCAACGAAATTGCTGTTTATGCAGCAGGCCTCGTCAATGGGTCTTCAAAAACAAGCGTTCACTTTAGGTCAGGTAACCGAGCTAGGACCTAGTTCAGAAGAACTTCCAAGCGGCTCCTCGGAGGAGAAGTTTGCAGCTCGGGTCAAAAATCTTTTTAACTCGTAATGAGGTTATTCCATGGCACGTAAATCACAAACGCTGGTTTCGGTTAACTCGAAGCTCTCAGCGGTAAACATCATGACTGTTCCGATCGACGGCAGCGCAAGCTTCGCCGCTGGTCAGCCGATTAAGCTTGACACGACGACCGGTAAGGCTGCCGCGATCGCTTCTTCGGATTCGCCCGCCCAGACAAACCCACCCGCGGTTTTCATTAACTGGTTCGCCTCGTCACGCTCGGACGTCTCGTTCATTCAGGGCGACGCGTTCGACGATACGGCACCCGATGTTCACATCGATGGCGGCGGTCTCGCCTGCATCGTCGGTAACGTTGTCGACGTCGGTCTACCCGCGTCGCTCTGGGCCGCTAACCAGCTTCCAACGGTAGGCAGCGTCGTAAAGGTAGTCGGTGCCACGCCGACCAAGTTCGCCGTCGATACTAACCCGGTTGTTGGTTCGGCTTACTACGGTAAGGTCTACCGCCACTACAATGGTCGCGCTTACTTCCTCTTCTCGTCGATGCCTATCTGCATCACCTGATAAGTAATTAACAAATATGGGAGAGTCGTCAGGATGGCGGCTCTCCCAGTCACTAAGGTTTTATTTTTGGACATCAAAAAGGATTGAACATGGCAGTTAACATTAATGCTAATGAAATTAATCAGCTTTTTGGTGAAGCCCTGAACCGTGGTGGCGAAGCTCTTGAGAAGGTCGGTGAGGTCACTGGTCTTTACATTCAGGACAAGCTTCGCGAGAATTCATTCTGCGGAAAGATTCTCCCACCTCAGACTGTCACCGAAGCCGAACTAACCCGTAACGTAAACGATGAAGGTCTAGTCTACATCGACGACATCGAACCGGACTCACTCGCCATGCGCGTGAACTTCCGTGGCGAGCCTGAGAAGACCTACATCGAAGGCAAGCGTTACGAAATCCGCATGAGCACGATTTCTTCGGACAAGTTCCAGAAGTCGGAGCAGGAACTCCGTTCCTACCGCATGCCGATCACGAAGATCATCGAGCAGAACACCGTTAAGGACATTCAGGAGCAGAAGGACAAGACCTTCATGCAACACGTCCGCGCCGGTCTCGTGCTCGCCACCCGCCGTCGTATGAACGACCTCGTTGACCGCGGTTTAGTTCGTAACGGTAACCAAGGTGGTACGATCGCTGTGCCGGATAGCTTAAGCGGTACGACAAACAAGAACTTTGGTACGCCTACCCAGTTCGCTGCTTACCTATACACTCGCCGCATAGAAGCCGGCTACGGTATTGACTCCAACGGTGCTTGGGACGGTGCTTCAGGTGACCCGGCCAACATCGTGGACGCCAATTACTCCAACATCATTCTCTCGACAGAGACGAGCTTCACCCGCACGGTTCTCCGTGATGCGGTCAAGGTTCAGGCTGCTCGTGAGATGAAGTGCCGTTGCTTCCTAATGCACGAGTACGACTGGACCGATACGGTCGGTTGGCTCGACTCGGAAGCCGGTCTCCAGATCACTGGCGAGATCGTTCGCGATGGTTACAAGTACACCACTGTCGGTGGCTACACCTTCGTGACGACCGTCCGTGATAACCCCGACATCGTCGAGCCCGGCCAGATCTACACCTTCCCAGCACCCGAGTTCCTCGGTCGCCACCTTTCGCTGGAAGGCGTCAAGTTCTGGATCAACAAGACGGGTCGCTTCATTGAGATGGAAGCTTGGGAAGAGTGCGGAATTGGCTTTGGCAACGTCAAGGGCCTCGGCCTCATCCTTCTGAGCGGCGCTGGCGTAACGCTGCCAAAGATCTTCCAAGACGAAGCAGGCGTTGCAATTACTGACGGCAGCTCTGGAACCTTCCGGTTCACAAACCTACCGCTAGCATCTGGCGGTGACGTGCCAACCACCACGCCGATCAGCTAAGTCACGTACCTGTCTGATCTAAAAAGATACCTCGGTATAATCTACCGGGGTATCTTTCATTTTAGGAGTCGATAAATGGTTTTGAAAAAAGTTTTTTGGTTTGGAACAGTCTCATTAAAGGTATTCAGAGGGCTTGAGCCTGGTCGCGGCCGCGTCGTCGACGCTAGAACAATTACCCCAGCGATTATGAACCAATTTGGAAATCAGCTTATCATCGCTGACGCTGCAGGAGAAGAAGTTGAGCATGTCGGAAAAAACGTGAGCCAGATTCGGGCAAAATCGCTATTTCCAGGTCTCGATTTCTCATCCGTTGCCGCTCCTAAAGTAGAAGAACCCGTTGCCCAGATTCCTGAGGAACCGGTCGAGGAAGTAGTAGCGCCAGAAATTGAAGAATTGGCGGTATTCGAGGCGCAGCAGTTACCGCCAGTTATTGAACCTTCAGTATCTGAGCAAACCGCCGAAGAAAAAGTAAAATCTAAGAAGGGGCGCAAGTCTAAAATTGAGCAGCCTTCAGATATTTTAAGCAATGACGGAACAACAGATATCTCAGTCGAATAATCCTATCGGCGTGCCTCTGATCCTGATTCGTCAGGTGCGCGCCTTTGTACAGGATTATGCGCAGGTCAATGAGCTTTTTGATGGACAAGAATCCACCGATGAGCTCATTGGCCGTTGTCTTGTCGACACAATTGATGACTGGAACTATACTCCACCACTAATTGGGGTTAATTACTCTTTAGCGCAACTAATTGAGTTACCAGCATTAGGCGCTATCCGCAAGAATGTCGTAGATATGGCCGCTGCTAGGTTGTTGCGCATCCTAGTTATAAAACATGCCCGTCAAGACATTCCCTATACAGCAGGCAACGTAAATATTCAACCCCACTCAATCTGGCGCAACCTTGAAGGAATTATTGCGCAGATGGAGGCTAAGTACGAAAACTTTAAGCTACGTTACAAGTCGGCACAGAACGTCACTGGCGGTTACCGTGCAACAATGACCGAGCTTTATGACGGGTACGATTACGGATACGACGGGACTGTGGAAGAGTACTAATGACAAAAGAGCAGGAAGCATTCATGCGCGGCTACCTAGCGGCGCTACGCGAAAAAAATGATCCAAGTTTACTGGATCAGCAAGTAACGTCTTACAAGGCCATTCGGTCTGGAGAAGAACTTCCAGCTAACCTAGTCGCCAACCCAGAACTAATTGGCAATCGTGCCGTTGAAGGATTCAAGAGTGGATTCTTACAGAGCGTTATTTGGGCGATATTAGGCGCTGTGGCAGGATTAGGAGTAGGATCTACCGTAGGCATTCCGATGCAAGGAGCCGCTGCAGGCGGAGCATTGGGGTCCGCTTTAGGTTATCCTATAGGTAACACTGTCGGTCAGTTGGGAGCTGATAGACGGTTCTTAGCACAAAGAGGACTAGAAGCTTCTAGACCTCTTCCTTTAAAGGAGGCGCTGTTGCACCCCGCGATGAGTGCGGCAGCTCCAATATCATCGTTTACACGAATTAGGAGAATGCAAAGCAATGGATCACGTATCTAAAAGAATAGTTGATGAGCTAGTAAAAGTCGCGTCAAAATATCGCGATGAGACTGACGCAGAGCGTGAAGAACGCGTTACCAAGAGTAGCCGCAAACTCGGCCGCGCCGCCGGTGCGTTGGCTGGAATGGGGGCTGGCGGGTATTTAGGATTAAAATCTAAGCATCCTGCAGGCATTCCGCTGGGCATGATTCTAGGCGGTGCGACCGGTAGAGCTCTCGGCGGTAGAATCGGTCAATACAGCGCGGAGGCCAGACTTGGTGCAAAGGAGCTGAGCACTGAGCGCCGCAAGAAGAAGCGCGGATTCTTCGGTTAAGCTAAATCATGACCGAAAGTTCTGTCAAGTTCGGTCAGATTATAGTTGCCCAACAGACTACTGATTCGCAAGTAATCGGCTGGCAAATATTAGGCATTGGCGCTCCGATGACGGGCGCCATTGTCCGCATTTACCGGTCATATGTAGAAAACACTGGATACGAACTGATCGCATCAGTCCCTGCAACTTCTCTAGTTTACAGAGATGAAACAGTAAACCTGTCCGATCGCTGGAGAATACCTTTCTACAAACTGGAGGTTGTCGACGGTCTCGGTTACACGAGGATGAGTGCGCCAGTTCGTGTCAGTGGTGAGCAGCTGGCCCCTGGAATAGACCTAGTTCGGGCAACTATAACCCTTCTTAGACTAGGTGGAAATCCCATCTTGGTATACCAGCGTAAATTCGATACCACCGAACGGTGCTCAAACTGCTGGGATCCGAAGTTACGCCAGGTGACGATTTCTAACTGTGAGGTATGTTACAATACAGGCTACAGTGGGGGCTATCACCTACCAGTTCTGACGCTAGCTATCATTATTCCAGAAATGAAAGTGGACATTCCGGGAGACACTCCGCGTCAACAGAGCGCAACGGAATCTACAATGTCCAATTATCCGTTGATGCGTCCGAGAGACTTAATTTACGAGATTAATACGGGGCGTCGATTTAGGGTTGTAGCCGTTCGAACAGCTGAAAAGCATCGAATGCTCATAAACCAGACACTGCAGTTAGAGGTTTTAAACCCTAGCGATGTTGAGCATCGTATCCCTGTACCAGACATTTCAACGCTTACACCGGTTATAACTAGAGCGAGGGCTACCCATCGGGAAATGCTCCGCGATAATTTTTCACCCTCAAACGAGGCATTTAAAACAATCTACATTTGAACAAATCATATGTAGTCGCATAATTTTACAAGGAGATCTTTATGGCAGTTTCATCAGAATCACGTTTTTTCCAATCAATGGCAGCAATCATTGGCTATCAGCCTGAGATTGAAAAGCAGGCTAGCGACTCAGTAGATCCGATGGAGAAGATCGCTTCGATGTCGATAGATCAAATTATGGAAGACGACAACTTCCTCCGCGGTATTGAAGATCGTTTCGCCGCACGCGCCCACGAGATTGATGCAGCTATCACTGCATACATGATGCAATAATGTCTTTTGGACCGGACTTCGGTGACTTAGTCACTCCCACGCTTAATCCGCTAATATATCCTCGGCGGATTTTGATCGAAGTTCTTGAAAACTTTTTTTCGCAGGAACAATTAATCACACCCGACGGTATCACGGCTAATCCCTTCAAATATGTTCCTGAAGGCGATGAACCTGATAGAAGAAGTAGATTGATTATAGCGGACAGCTATAGTCAAGAACTATCTAGAAAAGATGTGCGGCCAACAGTTCTCATAGGACGGGGTCCACTAAATTTCACCGGCGGGACAATTAATTCAAGACGCGACAATTTTCTGATTCATCAGTTACCGTCTGGATCGCCTGCGATTGGATTTGAGTCTCGGTCTAAAAGTAATTTCTCAGATATGGTTGCAATGCCTATCTCGATCAACTGCTACGCCAGAAATGTGGCGGAAGTCGAGCAGTTGGCCTGGCTAGTTGCAGGTGTTCTCAAGTTTTTTAAACAGCAGATACGAGATGGGGCGCGTATCCACAAAATTGATAGTCCGTCGATTAGCGCCGCAAACCCGTTTAAATCCGATAGCAGTATTGATCTGTTCGTAATTAACATCACACTAATGATGTACCAGACAATTGTTTGGGTGATGCAGAGTACGGCTACAACAGGAGCAATCAGAAACGGGCTTACGAATTTCTCTGGCAGCGATTATCCAAAGGTGTGGGGAAATCCAATTGGAATTGACGCCATACCACTGGAAATCAGTGACAGTCCTAGCCTGATTGCAAGATGGTTGAGTCCTGGTTAAATAGAAGGTAACTAATATGACTGGTAATAACTTACGTCCCGATATCAGAATCACGCAAGTATTCACCCCGCAGGCCCCCGTCGTACTGCCCGCGGACCTTCCCGTTGTTCTCCTCGGACTTAATAGAAAGTTTAACGTCCGTGTGCCGGTTGGGTCAAGCAGCTGGGCCGGAAGCGACGTGTCTTCATGGGAGGAATCGTTCCCGGTGACCGGAGCAGGTGCTTTCCTTGGAGGCACCGTTGATCCAACTACCGCGGTGAAAAGACTGCAGCCAAAAGTTCATATTTCTGGAACTTACGGCATCGCTCAAATACAAGACGTTACGTTTGATCTAGCTGCGACGCCCCCGACGTTCACTGTCGCTGCAGGCGCTGACGCAGAATTTTTAATGACGACCGGCGTTAGCGGTACGTACGCGGTTAATTCCTCATCGCCGTCTGTCGGAACGTTTGCTGATGATGATGGAGACTTTATCGGTGACAAAGTAAGAGCCGGAGACAAAATCTACGTTGGTGGTGTGGCTACTTACGAAGTAATCACCGGCGGGCTCGTATCTGATACAGAGCTCCTTGTTACGAGAATTGATAAAGGTCCAAGCACCGCAGGCAACACCGAGACCACTAAGTTTGTCCTGACCCCGGAAGACTCAAACGACGTTCGTCGACTTATTGTCAACAGTACATCATTCTCCGAGGCCGGTGGTTTCGTTGCCAACGGCGTTCGCACCAATGACCTTGTTCGTATAGACCACTGGGATACAGAAGTCGGTGGCTCCGGTGCTACATTCACCTACGTTGGAGAGAGTGAAGGGACTACGGTTAATAGCCAGGTCGTTCTTTCTGACGAGCGCGTGATCACCTATCCAACCTCTGAACAAGCGCGTGCATGGAATAACAGCACCCAGGTCGGCGGTGTGACATTCCTGCTTAATGACCTTAATGAGTTCTACCCAGCGTTCTACAACGCCAGCTCACCAAGTAGCTCGGTAACGACACAGATCGTAAAGGACTACGTATCTACGCCGCTTCTCCCTGAGGCGGATGAAGACGTTGGCGGGGTGTTCAAATCGTATGACTACGCAAGACGCCGTAGTCCGTCGGCGACCGGTTCGTTTACCGCAGAAGTAGACGGCCTACGCACGTTTACTGACAGTCAGGCAAAACTGTCTGGTCTTCAGATCAATGACCACGTCGCGGTCAAAGACACCGACGGAATCTACCGCCCAGTATTCGTTGTGACCGCGAGCCCTGTAAGCGGCTCGATGGAAGTCGAGCAGTTCACGGAATCTCTGATCAACGTCAACTTCTCGGCCTCGAACGTCGAGTATGTCATCCTCAACCCAGGAGCTCCGTATGCGCAATTCCTGGGTGCGGGTGTAGGCAAGACTGCTGATCATATCGTAAACATCGACGGAAACTCTGCCCCGACAATCGGCTCCTACACCTTAAGTGGTGATGAGCGTAAGTTTACCGCAGGTGGCGCCTCGTTCAGCACGAGCACCGTAAGCGAGGGAGATCTAATTTTCTCTGACTCAGGTATCCTTGCTTACGTTGTGACCTTCGCCCCATCTCCGTCAGCCGCAGGCACATCACTAGCGGTTAAACTTCACGACTACTCTGGTTTCGTACTTGGCAGCGGCGACACGGTATCCCCGTTCGGATACTCGATTCGCCAGGATGGTAATCGCGCAGACTTCCGTGTCCGCCGCGTAGTTAGCTCAACTGAACTAGAGCTGGCCGCGCTTACCACCACGCCTAACGTAATCCCAGGGACAAAGCTTGTTAAGGGCGGAATTTACTTCCAAACGCCGATCAACGCGGTCGCGAATACGTACGGCTCTAACCCAGCTCTCGTAATCGCCCCAGATTCATCGTCGTCCTTGTCGTACGAAGTGAAGAAAACGATTTCGGGAGCCGATCTATCTGGCCAGTTGTTACTTTCGTACTCTGAGGTACGTAACGACCAGCCGACCATGATCGAGGTAAACTCGTCGAACTACGAAGATCAACTCGGCCCAGCAGTCCCTGACAACCCGCTGTCACTGGCGGCCCAGATTGCTACTGCTAACACCGATACGGCAGTAATGGCGATGCAGGTTGCCACTGACGATGTTAGCGGATGGACGGACGCACTAGATGCAATCAAAGTTGATACGATTTACTCAGTTGTCCCGCTAACGCAGGATCCAGCTATCTTAACACTTGCAGCTACTCACGTTAACACTGAGTCGCAGCCAGATAACAAGAGAGAGCGTATCCTCTATCAAAGCGCGCTGTTCCCAAGATCGACTACCGTCTTTACTAGAAATCAAGAAGAAATTACTATAGAGCGAGACGGAGCCGGTGTTACCACTCTCAAGATTGTTGGAGAAGACTTTAGCACCGTCATCTCGTCTACGAACGTGGTCACTGGAACAGCATTCAACGGTACCGAGGAGATCGAGTTTTCGGGAACTGTTCAGGACGTTGATTACACAGGTGATACAGAATTAGTAGTTCTACTCACTACTTCCACGATCGCTGTCAGCACGGCTGCTCTATCAGTAGTCACACTTGAGATCAACACCAGACTACTGACCGACGCACAGCTACGTGATTCGGTGGCAGATTACGCCACAAATATGGCGAACCGCCGTATCCGTAACCTTTACCCGGATAACATCACGGTAAACTTTACGGACACGACCGATGCGACCAACGGCATCTACAGCAGCGGAGAAGTTACAGCTTACGCAGCTGGTGGTTTCTATCTGTGCGCAATGGAAGCAGCTAAGCGGGCGAACTACGGGCCAGCTAAGCCACTAACAAGAACGCCAGGTGCGGGAATCAATACGATCGTTGATCCGTTCGTTAAGAAGCCCGCTTTCCAGGATACCATGATTAACGCAGGTATCTACTACATGGAGCAGCCTAGCGGAGCAGGTACTGCGGTTCAGGCCATCAGGGCTTTGAGCACTGATACGACCGACCTTGTCTTTGCTGAGGACAGTGTGACGACCCAGATTGATAACTTTGCAAGACTGCTGCGTCGCCAGCTTAGACCACTGGTTGGTCCATACATCTTAGATGAGGCGTTCTTCACATTGATCAGCACCCAGCAGCAGGCTGTAATTAACTTACTGTTAGCGAATAAGCACATGAAGACAGTAAAGCTCAACAGCATCTCTGAAGATCCGGACGTAGCTGATACGTTCCGCATGAACTACACCGTCCAGCCTTTCTACTCTGGAGCAAGAGGAGATATCACGATTTATGTATAAAGCAATGACAAAAATTGCCGAAGGACTGTCAAAGACAGCCTTCGGAATTAGAAGAGGCGCGATGTACGGCGCGTTAGGTGGCGCAATGCTCGGGGCAGCCAGAAAAGCTACGGATCCTAACTATGAAGGTCCTGGAATACTTTCGTCAGCTGCCAGTGGTGCAGCATTTGGAGGACTGACCGGAGGAGCACTAAAGCACACTAGAGTTGGACGAGAAGCTAAGGTTGGTGTCGGGCGCTTGTTTAGAGGTAAGTCAGCGTACCCTGGTGCTACACCAACCCCAGCGCAAGTCCCCGCGCCGCCCACAGCGCCCGGCGCAGCGCCGACGCGCTCGCGCAGAACACAAAACCGCCCCGGCGCCGTGACAGCACGGAACGTACCCCGCTAGCAACGACTGGCGCTTTCAGCGAAAAGCGGATTAAATAAGGAGTTTATATGGCTAATTACTTAGACTGGAACTGGGCTGGAGAACACGTCCAGAGTGAAGTGAAGAACGGTGAGTATCTCTCATCAGAATCAACCTTACTCCTAGCGGGCCCATCTCGGTTTGTTCACCTCAACACAGCAGGCGGACTTACTAACTCTATTGTTCCGCTCGGACTCATTTCAAATATGAGCATGTCGCAGCAGCGCGGCGTTCAACGTTTGTATGAGATCGGATCTAAGAGAGCGTACTTTGTCCCAGGAAGAATGTTCGCAAACTTCAACATGGGTCGCATTATGTTCTACGGGCCGTCACTGATGCGTATGCTTTATGCACTCGCACCTGTTGGCCTAAACTCTGAGTTAGGACCTTTCGGAGCTCCGCTAGCTACGGGCGCCGCACAGCCGCAAACGCCTCCGGATTATCAAGCCCTCTTCCCAAATACCACGCTCGCGTCCGCCCCAGGATTTGGTGGAACCGGTACAGGGAATGATATTGAGAACAGAGACTTCTTTATCAACCTGGGTTCTGAACTGTTTAACGTTCCTTTTGGACTGATTGTTGTCTTCAAAGACACGAGAAACCGTCCTTATGGCGCGACATACTTAGAAGAATGTTATCTAGAAACTCACGGAATGAGTCTAGATTCTGGCTCAATTGTGATTGGTGAGCAGGTATCAGGTCAGTTCGATACCTTGACACCAATTCAGCTAGTTACTGCCTAAAATTAAAGTCATCCTAAATAACTAGGGCAGGAGCCCTAGTTATTTTGATTCCGAAATACTGACTCAGATTCAAGCGACTTCATTTTTCTCCACAACATTCGTAATCCGGAGTTTTCTAGTTGGCGAATACGCTCTCGGGTGTAGCCGTAAAATTTAGCTAGATCGTCGTACGTCTCAGAAGTTTCATATCCAAGCCCGTAGTGTCTACGAATGATATCTTCTAATTCCGGGGGAAGTTCATTCAGAGCCGCCTCTAGCTGTTCGTAAGTTTCGCTAGAAATCAGGGACTGAATACCTGCGGCCTCGTCATCTATGAGAAGGGGATCGTTGTTCAGTACACCGGCTTCCGATGCTGACTCGATCTTTTCTAAAGGTATGATTTGTTTATCTGCGTCATGCAGGAATGTAGCTACGGTCTCTCCATCCCAATTAAGCGCACCGAACACTTCTTCCTGCGAAGGAATATGTCCTAAGTCTTCCTTAAGTTTGTTAAACATCGATCGAAATTTAACATGCAAGGATTTATGCTGGTGTGCCTTAGGCTGGATGCTGATAATGGTTTTTCGGATCTTCGCTTGAATCCACCAGACAGCATAAGTAGAGAACCGGTTGTTCTTCTCAACCTTAAAATCATCAATAGCTTTTAAAAGGCCGAGTGTTCCGGCGGAAACAAGATCCATCGCCTTAGCATCGTTTGAGTCGACAAACCGTAGAACACAGCTAAGAACAAGGCGCATGTTGTGCACGATAAACTTGTTTTTAGCCGCTTCGTCTCCTGCCTTAATTCTCAGGAGAAGTTGCCGTTCTTCCTCAGCATTAAAGAGACCCTTGTCGCGGAACTCCTCGTAATAGCGCTGAAAATCGGTTTTGTCTTTATTACTCATGCTCTGAATGTGTCCTTAATTTGCTGGATGATCTGAGATCGGATGAGAGGTGCCTGCATAACTGGGACTTCAAAATAGATAAAGTCCCAACAGTTCCTAAATTCAGGGTTTGCGCTACCTGATGCAGACGCCGTCTTAATATTAAGACGAGAGACTAGGTCGTAAAGCGACTTACCGACGGTCTGCATATCACTTATCGAGATATGTCGGAAGTGAAATATAATCTTAGCGGTTGACGCATATGTAGTATCGATAGCATGCTCGATGATCATTTGCGGACTCTTAGGTGTCGCAAAAAGCATCGTCTCGTATTTAACGGGTGTAACGCCGGAAGGAACCATGCTCTTCACAGCGTCAATTGTTTCTTTCCAGTCGTTTTTCTTAGGTAGCGGAGTTTCGGTCATTTATGGCCTCGTTTAGCGTTTCTATCAGGTCTTGTCCATTTTTGAAAAACTCGATCCAAAAATGTGTTGGATTTGAGTTTAATTGTATTAGACAGCAGAGACCCACCAAGTATCCAGAGCCTCCATATCGATAACCCTGTGTCTTGAAATGAATACCGTGTTTCCATGCAATATCATAGAGCGACGTATACCATTTTTTTGGAAGTCTCGTGCGAATTGGTGGAGTGTCATACCAATTTTCGTTACTCAGGGTATAGCATACTATCTTATCCCATCCCAACTCTTTTTCCGATTTTCGGACAAAAAATCGTAAAATTTCAGGAATCGATCTATTCGATCCTCGGACAATCTGTCTTAAGGCCAGAGTTATTGTTGGCGTCGTGCAGACCTTGACCAGCATCCCCTGGGAATGAAGTTTTAACAACTGTCTCCCAAGTTGCCCCGCATTGGTCACAGACATATTGAAATAGTCCCACTTCTCTTACAGCCTCTATATGGTTATTAGGACAAGCAATCACCGTATATTTGACTAGTTCTTCGGACATGTTGAAAGTGCTACCCATCCTAAAGCTATGGCATCCGAGATATCGTGATGGCTTTTTAGAAGTCCCGCCTCAAATCCTAGGCGAGTGAGATCCGCCTTAAACTTTAAATTGATAATTTTTCGGGTCTCGTCTTTTTTATCTCTTTTAGCTTTGTTTTCAATTCTTGCGCGAACAGTGCTCGCAGTAATTAGTATAGGATCAAATCCAGCCATTGCAGCCGTCATCTGAGCAACCCCAATTGACATGGCTACCTTTGTCAGGGCACCGAAATTTGGAGCTCCCATATTAAATTTAAGATCTTCAATGGCGACGTGAGTTGGTGAGTGCTTTTTGATTAAATCAAGTATTTGTCTGTGAAAATCAAAGAAGCGGGTAGCCATGCTGTCGTCGGAGTCCAGCTTAATTGTTCCTGCCGCAGCAAGAATGGGGGGATCCACATCGTTTTGTGTTATTACACTAAATCCACAAACACGAGTAGCACAATCAAGGGACAGGATGGACAGCATGGCTATTTAATTCTTCTTACGCTTAGAGGGAGGAGTATTTTTGGGAAGGTCTTTCGGGACTTCCGGAATACCTTCAAATTTTGAAGAAAATAGTCGGCTTAGCGCATCGACCACATCTCTCGCGCAGATTTCATCAGCACGTTTATTGGGGAAAAACACACGCGGAAGAATGAGTTCAATCGGCTCGTTCGCCGGCGTGAGCGGCGGTGTCCACATTTGTGGCTCATTACCTCCGCTGTCATTAGCGACCTGACTGATCTGGGCAAAGGAGAACCAGCCTTTGGTGCTGATTTGATCTCCTTTGATGATAATCGAGTCGGGGATGAAGGTCCAGAACTTGATGTCATCTAAAGAACTTATGTTAGAGTTTTGCTTCATAAGCTAGTCCGATCACCCATTTGGCGACTGCATTTACTAACTGACGCTGGCTAGCGTGTTCAGTCTTCATTTGTTTGACTCGCTGGTTGTACCCGTCTTCGGAAATCACCTTACGGACGATCAACTCTTTAGCTAGCTTCTTAATGATATCGGCTTTTGACTGCGAGTCGATAAGATCGAGATCGGTCTTATATAGTTTCTGAACATATTCGGAGGTTGTATTCGCGGTGTCGCTGACTTCCGCCGTGTTCTGCGGAGCTTCTTCAGTGTCCGCTGCCTCTACCTTCGGTGAATTAGCGGTGCCTTTGAGCGAGGCACTCACCGTCAAAGGATACTTACGGTAGTTCTTACCGAGAATTTCTTCCGCCTCTTCATCAGACGAGGCGAGGACATGGACGATCTCCTTCTTACCGCCAACTTCCTTTACGCCCTGGTAAACGCTGTGCGCGACGTCGACCCCGAGAGAGTCGTACGAGTACTGTTCAGCGTCGGGAGCGAGGAACACGACAGTAAGACCAGGCACGATCGACTCTGCCGCTCTCTTAAGGTTGGCAAGTCCAGCGGCCTTAGCTGCCTCCATCTCATTTGATGTGATTCGGGCGAACAGATGCTCCATTGCCATGACATAATGAGAACTCTGTTCTTCGAGTCCTGTGGCAGTCGCGACTACATCGTGGTAGCTCATGACTGCCTCAACCTTATCGTTAGGAACCTGCATCTTCATAACGACAAAGTCTTTCTTAGCGGCTTCTTTCTCTGAGAGGCCCATGAGACGGCGGACACGACTTTCAATGTCCTTATCTCTGAGAGACTCCGCCCCGGCTGCCTTGATATAGGGAAGCCATTCGTACACGTTGTCGCTGGTGATAACCCCGGCCTTAATTGCCGGGCGGAGGAGTCGGAACTTGCTCCAGCTAATTCTGTTCTCTCCGCCGAGAAGCGTGACAGGGAGTCCGAGGTCAATAAAATGCCCCCACGCCTGCACGAGTCCACTAGCCTTGCTTCGACTGATCTTGATTTCAGCCTCAACATAGTCGTCGAACGTCGCGTAATGTTTATCTAGGAAGCCGCGGTTACCGCGCAACGTGTATAGCACGAAGCTGAGCTCCGCTTCGCTCGCATCTTTAGTCGACGCCAGCACCTTGGCCTTGGCTTCGAATGTCTCAAAATTTCCCTCGATTTCAAAGGGAGCTTCCCCTTGTTCGAGAGTCATTTTTCTACCGAGTTCTAAGCGGGCGCGCGCAGCCTTCGCTGCCTCACGTTCCGCTTTAGGAGTATTGCTGAGTTCAGACATTGGTTACTTTCTTTGTTTTATAAGGAAAACAGTGAAGACGGAAGGGGCATTCTTTTGCGTAAGTGTCGTTACGATCGCGGCATTTTTTCTGCCCCGCGAGCGGTTGATTACGTTCAACCAGCTCGTTAATCGTATCGATCTTGTCTCTAGCAAAGACGTAGGCGTTAGGATTCGGCTTTACCCGAAAACTTCTTGTCTTGTACGTGTCGCGTGAGACATAGGTAACAATATAGCCGCCACACTTGTCGGGGTCAAGGCCCCAATCTTTAGCATAGCGATTAATTATGATAGTAGTATAGAGCGAGGCCTGATCCAAGTGATGAGCAAACGGCAAGAAATTATGCGCTTCCTCAAGTAGAATCTTGCCATCTTTCTTGACTCTTTTCACATTGTTTAGGATATCATCGGCTGTGCTTTTCAGTTCCAGAATAAACCATTTTCCATCATTAATGATGATTCCGTCAACGCGACCGCTGATGTTTGTGCTCGGATCATAGATCTTTAGCTCCTTGTATTCCCATGGCATTTGATCCGATAATAGCACATCAAAACACGAGAGTCGTGTAGTCTCCTCAGGGGAGGCAAGAATCGAGCCGACGGTTACGACGTTACGGCAGCGGAACTCTGGGATACGGCCGATGGTTTCTTTACGACAATGCTTGCAGACCCAAGAACCGAAGAGGTTATTCGAGTATGAGAGCACTTTAGACTGCATCCACTCGTGCGTACCGTTACCCGCCTCCATGATTCGGAGTTTATCAGCGTCCAGAGTCGGCTCTTCCCACTCCGGAAGGGTGCGCTTAAACGCCTCCTTTACCATACATCCGTTGATGATACTGGAGGGATGAAAGCTGGTGGGCTTTTTGGATTTGGTTCTTTGCTTACGAAGCACCGAGGAAGTGATTATTTCATCAATTGTAGCAGCTTCTACGGTCGGCTGCGAGAACGCTGTGGGAATCTGAGAAATAAAATCTGTCAGATTAGTGGTATCAACCAATCCATTCATTAATTTTTCTTGCGGCTGCTTTTGTTGTTTGGTCTGCATCGAGTTCGGAGGTGTTTAGAACATGGTATCTAGGTATTCTCGACATTAGCGCTAATCGACTACGTTCGTTGAGCGTTTCGTAGAACCGGTTAGACAGCTCCCTTGGTTTGTTATTCTCCTGTACGAAGTTAAAGTACTGGTCTCGCGACATTCCAAATATCTGAGGAACTAGGCGGTAACAACCAAGTATTTGTTTTGTGTTACTGTCGTAGTGACAATCTTTTTCGTGTCTGGATGTGGCTACAGATTCGGTAGAATCTAAGATCACGCATCCCGCATTCCAATCTTCTGATATCAGCGAGCTGTACGAATTCCAGATATTTTGGATTAGGTGCAGCTTCATAGGAACAAGCGCTTGATACACAAATGTTGAGATGATGGAGCGATCCTTTAAAACAAGGATTTTCTTGTTCGTCCCCGCTAACTGCGCAGATAGTTTTCTGACAAAATCACATGACTGGGCCATACAGGCAATCATAATAGCAATGCTTGCCTCGCTACACGGCGAAGACGTAACATACAGTTCTTCGAACGGGATGTCAATAGTTGATTTAATTTTTTCTAGGTCTGGCTGAACGATCTCCGCCTTTTTTGCAATATCTCTCAGACCTCTTATTAGCTTATTCGGTTCGGCGATGGGTATTACGACCCATCCTTCAGACGAGAACTTAGCGGCTAAGTTTCTGACAAGCGTCGTTTTACCGGTGCCGTCAGATCCTTCGATTATGATACTTTTAATTTTGGTCATTACTATCGCCCTCTAATGCGCGCTTCAAATCAATGAAATCTCTTTCTGTAATTACAGATGTCATATGTCCTGACCAGTCGATATCAAGGCTTCTTGTAGTTAGCATTTCAGCCAGATCTTCAGTAGTAAACGACATCGATTTACTATTTGTGACAGTTCTGTCAGTCCGAGCTTTACGAACGTCATTATCCACCATGTCCAGTATCCAGGAAGGAACATGGTAAAATCGGCATCTTCCTATGGTATAACTTACGGCAAAGTACGGTTTATTAGTTATTTTTGACTGGTAGTCCGCTTTTTCAAAATTATGTAATTTTAAGACAATCCGATTTTGTCTGGTGGATTTATCTTCTACATGCCAGTTTCGATCTCCGTTATCTCCTTTAAATATCTTGCCGCAACCGGACCCAGGATTTCTCTTGAGTCCGGTCACGAGCTCGATATCTGCCTCACTCTTCCTCGATTGACTCCGGTTCATCGCTCTCCCCAGTGGCGTCAAGGTCGAGCTCTTCTCCGGCATCGAATCCTGAAGCTTCTTCTGTAACTTCATTGACTGCGTGGTTTGGTTGGGCATGCGTTTGAACAGATCGCCCAACTTGCTTTGATGCTTCATTGATTAGCTCCAGGATCGGCTCATCTTTAAACGGACAATAGCTGTATGTATCTGCCTTGAGGTGTTGTCTCATTTGAGGAGAAAACTTCATGGCGAATATTGGGAATCTAAGCATGTATCCGATGTCCGGTCTGCTTAGAAATAGTTGAATCTCTTTGGCTGTGGAGAAGGTTCGGCCAAGGACATGGTATCCCTTGCTGTCTTTATGGAACCAGCGCTTATCTCCGAGACCCTCCCCAATCTCTTTGACGTAAGACCAGAGTTTAGCGCCTTCATCTGTATCACCCGCGCTATAGTCTACACGACTAACTGACATTGGCTTTAGATATACTCGATATCTAGCTTCCGCGCCGACGTCTCCACTGAATTTATCTTTCTTAACTTTAACGGTTGTTTCGCCATAGGCCTTGATGCCCTTGAAACCTCCGGTCTCGTCAGAATAATTGGTGGTCAGATGTAGAGATTGAACCGACATGTACGCCGGAGAGAGGCCGCCAGCTGCGGTGCGGGGATCGGCCATTGGACTGATTCCCCCGATCTTCATACGATACTGATTAGGATACACCATGGTGGGACAGGTGCCGTAATTGATCCAGCATTTAGCCAAACCAGAAGTGATGCCCGCCATCAGTTTGCTAATTGCCCGTGCCCGAGTTCCTGGTTGGTCTTTGCCTTGTGACGACTCTCTCGACATGAGCGCTGCCAGTGAGTCGCAGATAACAAAATCTGCAGCACCCTCTGACACGAGCTGCGTCGCCACAACCGTAAGCTGATCCAGATTCTCTAGGCGGATAACAACAAACTTTGAGTTAGGAGAAACCTTTACTCCAGGAGTTATCTCGGCATAACTGGAAAGATCTTCAGAACCGAGCTGAACACCCCAAGCGGATGCCCAGGCCGGGTCGAATTCTCCTTCCATATCAATATAGACAGCAGTCATGCCGTCGTTTTTCCCACACTTGCACGTGGTGATTATCTCTCCTGTCCGATCATTAGTGAACGGGATAATCGGAGTAATACACTGGCGACATGTCCGCTGAGCGGCCCCAACCAACATGTAAGACAGAAGCGTCTTACCCGCGGAAGGGTCACCTAATAGTTGTAGTCGAGATCCAAATCCGAGTTTAAGGATCAGGTCGACCTCGATCAGGCCGGTGAATATCAGATTTTTATTAAACTCGGCGATATCCGCAGTTGCTCTTAACTTACCGTCGGTATTGGCAAGTAGGAGCTGAGCCTTAGACAGGCTGTCCGCCAAAGTAGGACGATGGCCATCTATCGGTTTATCTTGCTTTTTCGGTCTCATCGCCATCTCCAAAATAAGGACGCTGACCTTGCTTTACCAACACTTCGTTGATAATACCACGCTGGAAATTGACAGCACGGTCGAGGTACTTAGAAACGAATTCTTCAAACTTATTGGGGTCGCCGGGACCCTTCAAGAACAGGCCGACTTCCATAGAGGAGTAGCGGCCAAAAACTTCGGGGACGCGCATGGAGACATTGAATCCGATCTCTCCATTGGACGCCGAAGGTGTGGGGTCGATAACCTTATTCTCTGTGCGGAGAACTTCGGTAGTCTCGCCTTCTTCTTTCTTTACTTGTATTTGAGCAGTAACAGGGTTAGTTGTCATAGTTGGTTCTTTCTACAGCATACCGGATAGTATTTCCAGCCTGCTTGTAAGTTTTTATGCGTTTGTTTAGAAGACCTCTGAAAATGTCAACATTAGGGACACTGAAGTCAATAATGACAGGGATAGGTTTATTAGCGGCAAAACGCTCGACCCGACCCTTAGCTTGCCGCACATCGGAGATTGGTGTAGCTAGTATAGCCGTGTCTTTATGAGGAACATCTAGCGCTTTGTTTGCAATGCCGTAGGTGCAGAACGTAATCTGGCGGCTCATTGCCTCATCCCGTTTGGCCTTGTCTGATTTTTTCGATGAGCCCATATAAATACCGCAGACCTGCTCCCCAAATTCAGCACATGCCCATTGGTAGAGTTCTTTAAGGTGCTCTCTCAGATGCGAGAACACCATCACTTGTCGACGTTTCTTTTGCATAGTGACAATCACCTGCTTAAGAACTTGTGAGAACTCTTCAGATTTAGCAAACTCCTTGATAAGATCGACCAAGATCATTCTATCTGTCGGAGGAAGTCGCCCTCCGCAATCTGGATATAAATGATATAGGTGACATTGCAGGCATTTATTTTCCCATGTAGATCTCTTTTCGCGTTTACACCACCATACACGGTAGCGATTTATGGAGTCTGCAAATCCCGGTACAGGAATAATCCGTACCTCACCGAGATTTGACGCGGCAGAGACATCAATAACCGCATCTCCTAATATCGAGTTAAATACCCAGGTTAGTTTGTCCTTTCGCTCTGGGGTAGCCGTAAGAGCTAGGGAATACCCGAAATGGATATTGGCTATTGAGCCCGCAAAGCAGGGCGCTGAAAATACGTGAGCTTCGTCGACAACCAGGATTGTACAGGCTAGCTGATCGTCCAGCCAGTCACGGCGCATTAGCGACTGCGCTAACACTATTTTAAAGAGCGACGTATCTTTTCGGCAGTTGTCGATGTCTTCAAATTCGCCGCCAAAAATCTTACAGCTGGACTCTGGAAGAAACTGCTCTACCCGCTCTTTCCACTGTTTAGCGATATTATTTTGATCCACTAATATTACAACACATTCAGGCTCCCATTTAGACACTGCGTTAAGTGCCATGACGGTTTTGCCTGTACCGCAGTCCGCACGTAATAGAGCACCGGACTTAATCGTCCATGTCTGTAGAAGTTTGTCAACAGCGTCTGCCTGGTAATCCTTGAGTGGGAAGGCGTCGTTCCATTTTAGTATTTTTCCCCAACCAACCCTGGCGGCTGGGTACTTAAACGGCTCGGTGACTCCAACCGCAGATAGAAATTTAGGAATCAGTACATAGCGCTTAGTGGCGTTTTCTTTATATACGGGAAAGACTGTTCCAGATTCATTGTCAGCCCGCGCGGTCAATTTATCTTGAAGAGGTTTAGACCTCAAGAAGTCGTCATAATGATCACCACTAAGTTTGAGTAACCCAACGTTTTCAATCATTGGGAACACCTTCCGATCCGACTACATCCTGAAATTTATGATTCTGAGAAATCAGTGATAATAGAGGAATATTCCTAGATTTTAACCAGTGCCATCGAATGGCGGACGAGTCAATAGCACTGGTTTTATGAAACATAACATCGTCAATTGTGGCGCCAGTTTCGAATACAAAAGAGTCGATAAATCGATCTGTTGCATCCGGCGTCCTATTGGAAGGGATTTCCATTGCAACGTCCGGTTCTGTGAGCCTGGTAATCAATATTCGGTCACTGGGGACTCGCGGCGGAATAACGAATATCTTATTTTTGTAAGAGACAGCACAATTACTTTCAAGTGCTCGACGAATGACGAGTTTCAATAATGCCATCTCTATATCAGCGGCATGAATTAGGCATGCCTTTACTTTTTGACCAAAATATGACGTCATCTTAAATCTCCTTTGTTTGTTTTTCGGCGAGCTCTTCTTCACGTGTGATTACACGCGTCAATTTCTCAGTTCTAATAATTGGGCCGTTGTCGGGAACAATAGTTCGAGCAAAGGCTTTTTGTTGTGGCGTAAGATGTGCACAGGCACTCTTAGTACCGATTTTCATGGTCTTATCTTCCTGGATATGCATCCATTCGGCCCAATTAGTTTCATTGAATACTCTCGGTATCCCGTCAACTTCGGCGTAAAACACCCCAACTTCAGGAATTGCCTCGTTGTTATTGTCCGCCCAGCACGCGCACACTCTAGCACTGGCTAGTAGCGGAACGCGTACAGAGAACCACGGATATTCCATGATGTATTTTATGAGGACGGCTACCTCTGCAGAAAATCTTTTAGGGCATCTAGCGACAAGTTCGTCGTGTACCTGCAGCAACAGAGCAAAGCCTGGATATCTCGGCTTAAGAATCCTGTTGATAACGTAGATGCATGCCTTTAAGAGATCTGCGCCAGATCCCTGGATCTTAGCATTTAGAATCTTTCCAGCAGCCACCTTTTCGTCTCTAAAGTGTCTATGTCGTCCAGATATAGTCGGAAACTCGCGTTGGTCCTCTAAGAACCATCTTGTTCTAAGGGCTTCCATGGTAGCTGGGATTCTTGGATATGTCTTAAAGAATCCGTCCTTATATTGTTGAGCTTTCTGAATATCATATTGAAATGTGCCAGGAATAAACAATTTGACCTGTCGGGCAAACTTTTCAGCGCCCATCCCATAGTTGAATCCGAAGTTGACGTTTTTCGCCAACTTTCTTGGGACATTGAGAGCTGCGGTTGTCTTGGCGTGAATATCACCGATAAAGAAAGTCATGTCCTCATATTGGACACCCTCGTTATACACACGCAGAAGCTCTGTATCTCTGGAGAAGTGAGCGAGTAAACGAAGCTCAATCTGAGACTGGTCAGCAATAATTAGATCATATCCTTCAGGAGCTAATTCATCCGGGGGCGGGGCAACGAATAATTTACGTAACTGCGATCCTAACTTACGAATACGCTCGTCATAATTGTTATCTTTCGCCCTAGACGGGATATTCTGCAGGTTGGGTCCAGCGCTGCTAAATCGGCCGGTATCCGTCCCCGTCGTGTTGAATCTCGTGTGCAATTTTCCATCACCGGCCTGCTCCAATTTCTCTCCAATCCCGACGATATATGTATCGTACAGTTTACGAACTGTGCGGTAATCGAGGATTGCCTGACCGATGGGATGATCCAATCTCTCAAGAACGTCCTTATCCGACGCCAGATACTTTTCAATTATCTCTGGCGTCAGCGTTTCGGGCCGATCTAGATCGAGATTAATCATATTATCAATAACATATTTCTGACCCGCCGGTGTCAACTTAGGCCACCACGATTTATTAACGAACTGGTACTTAGGAGGTAAGACGCCCAGGACATTAAAGATGACATGGCTAACCTGTTGCGGACTATCAGGATTAAATTCCATTTTCGCCAGGTTATAAATATTGGCTTGGAATTCATTCACAAGAGGCTCGACTTTTTGTTTAAGTTTTTCGAGTTCCATCTGAATGGCGGCTTTGTGAACAGCCATCTCAACAGAAATCCACTTCATGTTGACTCGATGAGCCACCATGCGCATCAATTTGCCGTATAAACGGAGAAGCCATTTCGCGTCATCTCTGGCATACTCGCGCATTTCGATTTCTGCCAGCATCTCGTGCTTCTGTTTCTTAAGTTCGAGATCGAGTAATTTATTTTTAACGAATGCGGCGTACTCATTCTTTTGATCATCGCTAAAAAGATTGGCTAACTCTTCTTCAGTCTTTTGCGCGATTACCTTCTTCTTCACGTCGGGATTCATTGCATCAAGATCCTGTTTTATAAGTTTCTTGATGGCAGATCTCTTAACCGGGGCATCCGTATAAGAAGGATACGGCCGAGCTTTCTCCCAGTTTTCAATATTACTATTCAGTACCGCCTTATCTTCCTTGAGCATAGCAATAGTTTGCTGTGTTTGAGAAGTTTGGCTAACTTCTTTATACGTGACCATTTTGTGTTTGAAGTGCTGGAGCACTAAAGGCTTCAAACCGTGGTCGTTCTCCTCATCTAGTAGCCACGACAGCACAAGCGTATCGATTTGCTGACAAGCTATCTCATCAAATCGAATCCACTTGTTATAGTGCAGCGCTTGGCCGTCGTAAGGCCAGTAATGAACAACAGCTACATAGGCAGAGTTCTTCAACAGATTAACTAGAACGTCTCTAGTTTCGTCTGTAGCGCCTAGGCAGATGCTCGCACCTTTGGCAGCAAGAGCCACGTGGGTGATCCTAGCTAGTCTAGGATTTTTAGCGTCACTAGGATCACCCGTTGTGGACTCCGCTTCCAGGTCGAAGGCAAATACCTTATGCTTGGCAATTAATGCCAAGACGTCTTGAAGCGTGTCCAATTAGTTAGTTCTCTAGATTAAACTCATCCCCATCAGGGATGTCTTCGAGCGATTCCAAAGAGCCCTTAGCAGCGTCGATTTTCAACGGCGCCTTAGGCTCTTCTTCAATCACATCGGTCGGCTTAATTGCAGGCTTTTCGTTGAGAATTTTAGCCATCTTTGCGGCGTCATAAATCAAAGCGCCCGAAGGTTTCGGGAACTTGGCTGCCACGTTTTTGTGCTGACGCAGCAAGGCAATTGCCTGAGCATCAGTCAAAATGGGGAAACCTTTATTGATATCGATGCGGGAAAGCTGATCTGCCACGTCCGGAAGATCTGCCATAATATCAGCAAGGCTCGTGTGCTTGCGATAGGTCCAACTATCGCCGATGCGCGGCGCCTTATCATTATTAGAACGCTGCACGCTGAACATAGCATACTGCATATCTTTGCCAGTAATCTCAGAAACAGCGGTGAGCTGTTCAATGACATTACCAGAGGAAGGAATGTAGATCGATTTAACGGACATTTTGACTTCTGTCCCATCCTTGCGCTTGAAGGGCGTCAGATCGAGGATCTTGGCTACCCACATCAGCCGCGGCTTACGTCCCAGGGCTTCTTCGATGAGACAGCTGTCGCGACCCTGCATCATTTTAATTTCACCGTCCGCCGATACATCGACAGCTGTCATGGACCGAACATAATCCGTCCCAGGGTAGTGACCCTTCGGGCCGCTAACGGCCGCGAACGCCAGCTCATGGACAAACAGCGGTTGAACATCCGTGAGGAAAACAACACCTGTTTTAGCTCCTGAGGCGATCTTGAACGGGAAGCCGCCTCGGTGCTTCCACATCTCGGCCCACACATTACTATCCTGATTCTTGTTGACGTACTCGGTATTGCGCAGATTTTTGAAGGCGCGGAGGTTGCCAACGGGCGGGCGGTTGTCGTCTAAAAGACCCATGTTTTATCCTTTTGTTAACTTTGTGAGTTGTTGAGTTGTCAGATTTTTGGGATCACAATCTGGTATTACATTTTTGGATTCGATTCCATATTTCGATAGGGCTGTCTGGATTCTTGAGACGGCGCGCTGTCCTTCTGGATCCGGATCCAGCATAAGAATAACCTGCTGTATTCCGGATTCCAGTAGCCTGAGAGCTTTATTTTCACTCAAAAAGAGACCCATTAGCGCAGCAGCTCTAAACCCTTCTTGGGCAATATGTAAGGCGTCTAGCGGACCTTCAACTAAAATCAGGGTCTGGTCTTTCCTGGTATCGAGCATTTGTTCTCCAAATAAATAGCCGCTGCCTTCGAAAGGCATCACCGCGTAGTATTTGGAAAAGCCGTCAGGTGGGTCGATGTACCTGCCTTGAGCGCCGACACACACGTACCTGTCATTTATTTTAGTGAATACTGGCAGGACTAGGACGTCATGGGGAACCCTTTTAATATCTTTTTGATTCGGTAATATTAGCTCGGTTCCTTTGGGTATAAAACCACAGCCAAACTTAATGGCTGTCAATAATCTTATGCCCTTTTTTGATAGGAAATTTGCGATACGCTCGTCAGCCGATTCTGTAAGTTTATACTGCTTAACGAGTTGTGAATAGTCAATACGGTTACGGTATAATTTAGGACCAGGTTTGGTCTCTATTTTTTTAAGGGTTTTGTTCTGCTCCAGTTGTTGCGCTTGGAGGGCTAGGGCGGCAAAACCTCCTACCGCTGTATTGAGTTCAAACAGCATATTAACAAATGGCTTTTTGTACCCACAGGAAAAGCAGGTAACAAAGGAGTCGTCATTTCCGTGACTGATCGTCATGGATGGTCGACTATCCTTTCCGTTAACGTGCCTGATGGGGGCGACAAGACAAGTGAGACTTAAATGATTACTTCCGGAATTACTTATTCGACCGATTCCATCAATCTGTTCTAAGAGGTTACGAAGGTCGTGTTCTTGCATTGTGATGGTTTGGTTAGCTGCAAAACCTATACTTTATCAATATGCCGAGAAAGATAAATAGACGAGGACAACCGCCGGGTCAAGAGGTCACAAGCGGACAGAGTGGCCTGCTTCCAGGCTATTTATTTGATAAGGTTGTCAGTATACCTGACCAGTACCTAACACTGGGCTCAGAATTACCTTCTGGGCTGTTAATCGGAGGTACCGGAAGTGTCGGAAACTCTGGAAAAGCGGCACCGCTGGATCACGTTCATACCGTAAGCCACGGAAACCTGATTGGAGGAACGCTGCACGCACTCGCTACCATGATAACTCCAGGTTTCATGAGTGCGGAGGATAAATACAGATTAGATACGTTATGGAATAGTCCTTCTGGTGGCGGAGGTGGAGGAACCTCGGCGACATTTATTTGGCACGAATCTCCGGTAGGCACTAGGAACGGTGTAAACGCAGTATTTACCTTAGCCCAGTCTCCTGATCCTGCAAGCAGTTTAACGCTTTTTAGAAACGGTCTTTTACTGCGGCCAGGTTCCCCGTACGACTTCTTGTTATCTGGTAATACGGTCACGTTTAATTCGCCGTCGATCCCTATCAGTCCAGATATCCTCAGAGCAAACTATCAAATCAGTGATGTATCTCCGGCTGCCCTTGATCACGGAACTTTAACGGGGTTGGCAGACGACGACCACCTTCAATACCTAACATCACCTAGAGCCAGTACTTGGCTGGCCACCAAGACAACCACAAACCTTACCGAAGGTTCAAATCTATATTTTACTAACGAGCGGGCCCAGGACGCTGTTGGCAACATTTTGACGAACTCGTCTACGATAAGTTGGACGTACAACGACGGCCTCGGAACCATATCTGCGGCAGTAATCGCTGGTGGTGTTTCTCACGCGTCCTTAGCGAGCCTTACCTCAGGTGATCCGCATACACAGTACCAGTTACGTTCTGAAAAGAACGCTAATAGTGGTTACGCTGGGCTAACATCTCTCGGGCTGCTGTCTCCCTCAAGAATTCCAGCGATGCCACTTTCGTTCTTAAGTGACGTATCTCCTGGAATACCTCTAAATGGTTACGTATTAACGTACAACGCTAGCAGCGGTCAGTGGCAGTCGCAATCCCCTACTGGTGGCGGTGGCGGGGGTGTGACCGATCACGGGGCTCTAACTGGGTTGACCGATGACGACCACCCGCAGTATCTAACCTCACCAAGAGCAAATACGTGGCTCGCCACAAAGACCACATCAAATCTGACCGAGGGATCTGGACTCTACTACACGGACGAAAGAGTCCAGGATGCTGTGGGGGCGATGGTTTCACCGTCGTCGACCATTCGGTGGTCTTACAATGACGCAGCTGGCAAGATCCAGGCTTTCATATCGCCAGCGAACATCTCTCACGCCTCGCTATCAAACCTAACCGTCGGGGATCCACACACTCAGTATCTTCTTGAGTCAGCGGTAAGCGCCTTAATTTTTAGTCCTGGTCAGATATCTCCTCAGGGTTCCGGATCAGGATTTGATGCAGACACTGTAGACGGTTACCAGGCATCCGCGTTCGCCTTGTCTGGCCACGTACACACCTTAGCGCAGCTAACTGACGTTTCACCTGGAACTCCGACAAACGGCCAGGTCTTAACTTACAACTTCTCTAGCGGCCAATGGCAAAGCCAGTCTCCTGCTACCGGAGGGGTCTCTGACCACGGATCCCTTACAGGTCTCGGTGACGATGATCACACTCAGTATCAACTAAGATCAGAAAAGAACACAACCAACGGGTACGCCGGTCTAGATTCTTCCGGGCTGCTCTCGCCGTCCAGGATACCGTCATTTTCTATAGGGAACCTGTCTGATGTATCTCCAACAACGCCCACCAATAACCAGATTTTGGCGTATCATTCGGCGTCCGGTCAATGGCGTAACCAATCCCCAACAGCTACTGAGGATATAATTAGTTGCTATATTGATGCTTCGCCAGATCTGATAGCTGTCGGAAAAAAGGCCTACAAATTAATGCCTTATAACTGCTCAGTAACCGGCTGGTACGTTGTGGCCTCGACAACTGGAACTATCGCATGGGATGTTAAAAGGACATCATTTGCGTCGTATCCATCGACAGTATCAATTGTGAACGGAAACAGCCCAATACTTTCTTCTCAATCAAAAAATTCTTATACAACAATTTCAAGCTGGTCTCCGATCTCTGCCGGGGATGTGCTCGATTTCTTCATAAGCAGTAACAGCGACATTACTAACTCAGGACTATTCCTCAAGATCAGGAGAACCTCGTGAAATCTGCCGTAGAACACCACTTCACTGGAACAACAGAACCGCTTACAGGTACTTACAACTCCTCTAAGACGATGCTCGGATCGCTGCTGCGCCAGGCAACCGGAGCAACCGCTGAGGATAAGTTTATATCCACCAAAGCCTCTGTGATGCTCAACATTCCAGAAGTTATGATCGGATCGCAGCATATGCCGCACGTGTACAAGTGGTCAGATAATATCTATTGGATATTTGCCACGTCGTCGGCGACAGCTTCTGCCACTCGTACGATAACCTTAACAGAATTTAATTCTAACGCCGGAACACTCAGTTACCGAGGCTTTATCACCCTTTCAGGTACGACCATCTCTACAAGCAAGACCGCCCGTGGTCTGCGCGCGTTTGTCTATGAACATACCACGGGAACAGTCTCTACAAGTGGCGCTTCGACCACTATTACTGGATCAAGTACGCAGTTCCAAGCGGAAAGGATTGCAGTTGGCGCCCGCATTGGATTTGGAACAACAGATCCGACGGCTGTAACGACGTGGTATGACATAACTGCCATAGCTAGCAATACGTCCTTAACGATAAACGCGCCGGTCACACTATCAGGTGGAACGTCCTACGTAATTGAGGAAATTAGAATAACGCTACTAGTCACGAACGCAACTGCGATTAACGGAGGGATCCACCTTATTAAAGGGTTGAACTACGGCACATTTATTAGCGGCGGTACAACAATACCAGAGGCGACTACAGTAGACAATATTAGAGCGTCATATCTGTTGAAAGACCCTGTGTTCGCTGGTTCTCAGACAGCGACTGTGACGATGACAATCGCAACGCCATGTGTCGTAACGTTAAACAGCCACGGATTGATTGAAGGCGATACTATCGTACTTACTACCACTGGTGCGCTGCCCACTGGTCTGACAGCTTCCGCAACTACCGCGACCCTTTATTTTGTTAGAAACCCGACAACTAACACGTTCAACCTCTCGACTACTAGAACGGGTGCACTTGTAAACACATCAGGATCCCAGTCAGGTACGCACACTATCCACCACTACCCAAGTATGAACGGGGGAGGAATAGCCGCCGAAGATTTTGTTAGCAACACTGACCACTCTTTATATTTGGTAGGAGTTATTGGTGCTACGGAAGGAGTCATTCTGGAGTACAACATGCGCGCATCGCTGACCGTCGGCGCATATGGATCCGTTCCCAACATTACAGCTGGCGTTACTCCTAGCGCGTTTGTTTTACGAACTGGAACGGTGACCACGGTACAGCTAACACAAAACAACGGAGCACGTGTGTTTTCAGTCTCTCACGGAGCGGCCTCCGGTGTGAATAGCCTATACTTTACGGGAACTACTAGAATTTACCGTGCGGCGGTGTCTGGCATCACTTCTGGAAGTACGACCTTTCTTTCGGACGCGGGTATGTTGGAGGTTCCTCCGGGAGCAACAGTCACGTACACTGCTCAATCTACGATGTCGCAACTGGATTACTCGTCAATGGTTGACCGCATATTTATCTCTAACTCCGGCGGACGATTTGGAATATACGTAGCACCGTACAACACCGCCGGTGATCAATTTGAGAAACTCATGGGAGCTAACCTTAACAGACTCAAGTTAACAACCACACCATCCGGTGCGTCGGACGGCCTATTCCCAACAACGGTTGTAACCATGTGGACAGAAGATGGGTGGATGTTCACCATCCCCTCCACGACAACTACAGGTCAAAACTGGTTGTTGGTTTGGCCCTTCGGAGCGGATGCGTTTTATAACAGCGACAGCGACCAGCACGTGATTACGCCAAAACTGGCAACAACTGATGCAAGTAAACTATACCACGTGTACGTCGACCACCAGGAGTACGCGGGCACATACGGACTAGGGTTCCCAGTAGAGAGTTATAAAATTTGGTACAGGACTACGGGAATTGATGATGATTCCGGGGCTTGGACAGCGGTCGGTCTTGGAGCCGACCTCACGGGCGTCACTCCAAGCGACTACATTCAGTTTAAGATTGCTTTTGATATTATGGGAGAAATCTGCGCCCCAACGAGAATCTATTCAATCTGCTGCACATACGAGGACTCTTCACAAGATTCGCACTACCAACCGTCACTTTCTAAATCGTCGACGGCCAGCAAGATCTTTGCTTGGAAGCAGGTGGTGGCATGGGGAAGCAATATTCCAAACCTTCGTGTCAGACTGTATGACGCCAGCACTGAAGTGGAACTACTTAACGACACGGTGACGCTGTCTTCCTACGGTACGTGGCAATACTCTACCGACGGCACTACTTGGAACTCTTGGAGCTCATCTGCCGACGCGGTAGGTAATTTTATCAGATATACCGCGAGCGGCTTCGGATACAGCGGAGTGACTGTACGAGTACTACTAACACAGGCATAATATGGACGACATTTTATTTGTTTGCAAGTTTTTCTTCCTGGATATGCCTGTTCAGGGTCCTGGAAGTGTTGCCAGAATAGAAGCTCCCACTTCGCTGTTTGTTTTGAGAATAGCGCTTCCAGAGCGGATCAGTATTTCTTAATAGGAGCAATCTGTGGCCAGACTTAATATTCAATCACCTGATATTGGAACTGGAATAGTAACCAGTCAAAAGCTGGCTAATACAGGAGTAGTCGCCGGAACTTACAGCCTTCCGACATTAACAGTTAATGCAAAAGGACAGCTTACCAGCATTAACTCAGGAGCATTCTCTCCAGGAATGCTGTCACCGACAGGATCTGGCTCGGGTCTAGATGCCGACCTTCTAGATGGATATCACGCATCCGCTTTCGCTCTTGCAGGCCACAGCCACGCTCTGAATGATTTAACTGACGTAGTCACTCCGTCACCTAAAAATGGACAATTATTAGAATTCGATGGCACCAACTGGGTAAATGCAGTCCGTCCATCAAACGAGCCGATCGGACACGAAGACTTCACTGAGAGTACGATATCCTTTGACGAGAGCACTCGTATATTCTCAATTGCTCCAGTTGGTGTATCTCACACGGTGTGGTGTGTTGGTATTCGATATATAAAGACAACAACTGAAACGGTTACCATACCGGACACTACTGCTCTCTACTATATCTATTACTCGTCTTCTGGAGTTTTATCATATAAGACAAGTTTCTTCACCTGGGATCAGGAAGCTCCTGTAGCATACATTTACTGGAACGCCGACGATAATCGGGCGTACTATCTAGCAGATGAGCGTCACGGGGTAACGCTGGATTGGGCCACACACGAGTACCTACACAGAACGCGTGGAGCTGCTTACGCTAGTGGGTTTGGGGTAAACAACTACACAACGACAGGCAACGGTAGCCTCGATTCACATGCTCAGATTGATCTGGCTGACGGAACGTTCTTCGACGAAGATCTTCAAATCGATATTGTTCACGCCGCTTCTCCTGTAGTAAATACTTGGCAACAGCATCTACAAGGTCACGGTCGGTTTCCGATCTTTTATAGAACTGGTAACGTCTGGAAAAGGACATCTCCGACCAATTTCCCCATTTATTATACTACGGCGGCTAATTACAACCTGAACTCTGCGGGTCACTGGTCGCCCGTTACTCTAGCGAACAATAGGTATGGAATCTCGTGGTTAGTTGCCACAAACAACCTTACGTATCCCGCTATGGTTATTTTAGGTCAGGCGGAATACACAAACGAGGCGGGTTACGCGGCAGCAAACTGGAGTGATTTGGATCTCTCCGGATTTCCGTCGGTGGAATTCAGACCGCTCCACAAGATTGTTTACCAAACTAGCACTTCGTACGCGAACACACCGAAATCGAGATTTGTTCACGTTTACGATCTTCGGTCAATCCTTCCAACTGGTGGCGTAACTTCTTTACCAGTTACTGACCACGGGGCTTTAACTGGACTAGGGGATGATGATCACCTTCAGTATCTAACATCTCCGAGAGCTAACACATGGCTGGGAACTAAGTCTATCGGAGCCTTGTCCGACGTATCTCCGTCGACACCGCTAGACGGCCAGGCGCTCATTTATCACTCAGCCAGCGGACAGTGGAGAAATTCTACTCTTCCTTCCGGTGTTACTGACCACGGTTTGCTGACCGGACTTAGTGACGACGATCACTTACAGTATTTAACGTCTCCGCGTGCTGATACTTGGCTATCAACTAAAACCACGACCAACCTGCTCGAAGGTACAAATCTGTACTACACAGACGAGCGGGCACAAGACGCGTTTGGGGGAATGGTATCTCCGTCCTCCACCATTAAATGGTCGTATAACGACGTTGCCGGAAAAATCACCGCGTCAGTATCTCCAGCAGGAATATCGCACTCGTCGTTAGCAGACCTAACTACAGGAGATCCACATACACAGTACCAGATTGAGTCAGAAAAGAACTCCGCGAACGGGTACATGGGACTTGATTCCGGTGGTAGAGCGTCTCCGACTAGGTTAGGTTCAGGTACGCCAACATCGTCAGTTTGGTTACGTGGAGACGGTGTTTGGTCAACGGTTCCGTATTCTCCTGCCGACGCAATCACGGTCGATGCTACCGCAGTAAAGAATCCAAACTTTGAATCGACTCCAGGAACAGCTCCTCTAAATGCTGTTTTGGTGACTTGGGGAATTGATAACGGCGTAAGCCCTGTGGACGTCTACGGGTACGTGACGTACTCAGGTTTAAACACTTGGCTCGGAACCCGTACCACAACTAACTTAACTGAAGGAACTAACCTCTATTATACGGATGAGAGGGCTCAGGATGCTTTTGGCGCAATGGTATCTCCATCTAGCACTATAAGATGGACTTATAATGATGCGGCTGGAAAGATTCAGGCTTTTGTTTCCCCAGCAAATATTTCTCATGCCGATCTAGCGAACCTGACATCCGGAGATCCGCATACTCAGTACCAGCTAAAATCTCAAAAGAACGTGGCGAATGGCTACGCGGGGCTCGACGCAAGTGGGCTGGTTTCTCCTGTCCGTATTCCAGCGATGCCGCTGTCTTTCCTAAGCGATGTCTCGCCAGGAACTCCGACAAATGGACAAGTTCTAACTTATCACACCACTTCTGGTCAGTGGCGCAGCACGTCTCCGACTGTGTACGTTACAGATCACGGCGCACTGACCGGATTGGCCGATGATGATCATACTCAGTATCTCACTTCTCCGAGAGCTAATACTTGGTTAGCTACAAAAACTACCACGAACCTACTTGAAGGTTCTAACCTGTATTACACGGACGAGAGGGTTCAGGATGCGGTCGGGGCAATGGTGTCGCCATCCAGTACCGTGCGGTGGACGTACAACGACGCGGCAGGAAAAATTCAGGCGTTCGTCTCTCCGGCAAATATCGATCACGGTGCATTAGGCGGCCTTACTGATGACGATCACCTACAGTACCTAACATCTCCTAGGGCCAACACCTGGTTAGCAACTAAGACCACGACCAATCTAACCGAAGGTTCTAATCTCTACTACACCGATGAAAGAGCGCAGGACGCTTTTGGTGGGATGGTCTCGCCCTCGTCAACTATAAAGTGGTCGTACAACGACGTCGCTGGGAAAATAACAGCGTCAGTATCTCCAGCGGGTATCTCTCACGCATCTTTAGCTGATCTTACTTCTGGAGATCCGCACACCCAGTACCAGCTAAAATCTGAAAAGAATACGGCTAATGGCTACGCAGGATTAAACTCTTCAGGATTATTGTCTCCTAGCCGAATTCCCGCGATGCCCTTGTCATTCTTGAGCGACGTTTCGCCAAGCAGTGTGACAAATGGACAGGTTTTGACTTACCATTCGGCAAGCGGCCAATGGAGAAACTCCTCTCCTAGCGTGGTAATAACAGATCACGGGCTGCTTACCGGCCTAGCTGACGACGACCACACGCAGTATTTGACCTCTCCCCGCGCGAATACGTGGCTGGCTACAAAGACCACGGACAACCTAACGCAAGGATCAACCAATCTTTATTTCACAGACGAGCGCGCACAGGATGCTGTTGGAAACATCCTAACTAATACGTCCACCATAAAATGGACCTATAACGATGGATCAAATATTATCTCGGCTGACGTATCTCCAGCTGGTATTTCACACGCCTCGTTAGCCAACCTAACGACTGGGGATCCGCACACCCAATATCAATTAGAGTCTGAGAAGAACGTGGCCAATGGGTATGCTGGCCTTAATAGTTCAGGACTTCTGTCGCCAAGCAGAATTCCTGCCATGCCGCTCTCGTTCCTTAGTGATGTATCTCCAAGCAGCGTAACTAATGGACAAGTTCTCACATATCACGCAGCAAGTACTCAGTGGAGAAACACGTCGCCCAGCACTGTAATAACAGATCACGGACTTTTGACGGGGCTTGTGGACGATGATCACCTACAATATTTAACGTCGCCTCGTGCTAATACTTGGTTAGCCACAAAAACTACCACAAATCTTACCGAGGGTAGCAACCTCTACTACACAGATGAACGGGCACAGGATGCTGTTGGCGGAATGGTGTCCCCGTCATCTACCATAAAGTGGACATACAACGATGTTGCTGGAAAGATAATTGCTCAGGTATCTCCAGCCGGTATTTCCCACGCATCTTTAGCTAACCTAACCACAGGTGATCCGCATACCCAGTATCAACTCAAATCTGAAAAGAACGCTGTTAACGGCTACGCCGGTTTGAATTCCTCCGGATTACTGTCCCCAAGCAGAATCCCGGCGATGCCGCTCTCGTTTTTAAGTGATGTGTCGCCGTCTTCTTCAACAAATGGACAAGTACTAACTTATCACTCTGCTAGCGGGCAGTGGAGAAACCAGTCTCCAACCGTGTATGTGACAGATCACGGAAATCTGACGGGATTAGCAGATGATGATCACCTGCAGTATCTGACATCGCCGCGGGCAAATACATGGTTGGCAACCAAGACCACCACGAACTTAACTGAAGGAACTAATCTTTACTACACGGATGAGCGAGTTCAGGACGCTGTCGGAGCGATGGTCTCGCCGTCCACAACAATAAGGTGGACATATAACGACACCGCGGGGAAGATCCAAGCCTTCGTATCTCCGGCTAACATTTCCCACGCCTCGTTAGCAAACTTAACCACGGGCGATCCACATACCCAGTACCAACTTAAGTCTGAAAAGAATTCTGCCAACGGTTACGCCGGTCTTAACGCGTCTGGTCTGCTATCGCCCAGCCGTATACCGGCGATGCCTCTGTCGTTCTTGAGCGATGTTTCCCCAACGGCGCCAACTAATGGCCAGGTGTTAACCTACCATTCTGCCTCTAGTCAGTGGCGTAACCAGTCACCTACGGGTGGCGGAGTAACTGATCACAGTGCGCTAACAGGACTGGGAAATGACGATCACACTCAATACGCTTTACTGGACGGCACACGTCCATTTGATAATAGCGGCTTAAAAATATGGGACTCTATTACAACTTATTCACTTACTTTCACAAATAATTCAGCACAGTCTACAGATCATTTTATTTATTTAGATACTACTAGTCCAGTAATCAACGTAACACTTAGAGGCGATTTAACGGTATCCGCCCTAGGGGCGCAGGTCAGCGGAAACAACAACGGCGACGTGACATTAGCCGGGTCGTATGACTATATCACCTTAGCTAACCAGGTGATCACGCGTGGCCAAATTGATCTGACAACAGACGTTACTGGTGATCTTCCATTCTCAAATATTACACCGGCTACATCACCTAGTGTTTTATTAGGAAGAGGATCAGCGAGTTCAGGGGACTTCCAGCAGATTACACTTGGTTCTGGTTTGACCATGACCGGTACTACGTTATCCTCGTCGGGTGGAAGTGGGACTAGTTTTGCTACGGTAATGGCGATTAACAGTTTTGGAGGTTTCTAGTAATGGCTATAACGCTCGATGCGACTACACACAGTTTAGAAATTACCACAAGTGCTGCTGTGAGCATGCACTGGAACACTGCCTGGGTTGATGCTACCGCGTCAGCATTTACACCTGGAAGTAATCAAGGAACTATTAGCACTGCTACTACTACAGCGATAGTGGCCGCTCCTTCGCCGTCTACACAGCGCGGTGTAAAATTTATTAGTGTGTACAACAATGGAGTATCATCTCCTCAGACTGTAACAGTCAAAAAGGATGTTTCCGCGACTGAATACACCTTATTTAAAACAACGATTCTTCCTGGGGAATCTCTTCAGTATTCTGACAACTCTGGGTGGGGGACTTTTGACGGTGTTGGTAGAAGAAGGGCGATTGCGCCAGAGCTGTCTACTGTTGGTGCGACAACGAGTCGAAGCTACTACAAAGTTGGTAGCACTAGTTACGGAGCAAACGTTTGGTATTGTTTCGCTAAAGACGCCGGAATGCCGGGAGCCTGGGCTCCAGGGACACCTGGCGTTGGTGGTAGGGCAACCGACGGAACGACCTCGGCGGACAACGGATGTTTTATTATTCCAAGCTCATCAGCTTCTCAGTACATAACACAGGCAAACTTACACACCAGTTCCGCGGCGGCGTATACTCTGTGGGATATTCTTTTAGTCAATTCTGGTATGAACCAGACGCAGACAACATCTCAAACACTTAATACCGTAACGCTTCCTGCAAGAGACAATAACGGAACCACATCCGGTGAAGGATGTTACGCTGGACTTCTGTTTACAAGCGGAGGTACACACAGTGTTAATCCCTCTGCCACAATTACCTACACTAATTCCGCTGGAACCGGATCTAGAACAGGCACATTGACAGCAATCGCTGGTGAGCAAATAGGCTCTAACCAAGTCGCTGGATCAGTAATTTTCTTTAAATTAGCCAACGGAGATAAGGGAGTACAATCAGTACAGTCAATAACACTCGCAGTATCTCTAGGAACTGCTGTGGCGTCTCTAATTATAGCTAGGCCGATTCTATCATTTGCGGGCGCGAGTAACTATTACACTTTAGTCAGGCAGTATGCCGATGGAAATCCTGGAATCAGAATCTTCAGTGGCTCCTGCCTACATGTTTTTATGCGTCCGAGCTCTAACCTGCAGTCCACCATATACGGACAATTGATGATTTCCGAGAGATGATTCAACTTACTAATACTTCTCACTCTCTTGAACTTCAAACAAGCGGCTCCAGTACAATAAACTGGTCTTGCTACTACGTAGATATCGGAGCAGCTAGCACAACGCCAGGAAGCGCCCAAGGGTCGGTTGCATCGGCAACTACCACAACCATAGCCTCGGCTCCCGGAGCCAGCACGACCAGATTGATAAAAAATATTATGGCTGTTAATACTGGTACGGCTTCCCAGACATTAACAGTCAAAAAAGATGTTAGCGGATCTGAAACAATAATTCTAAAGGCGACTATTAATAAAGACGAGTCGTTACTCTATTCGGCAGAACGAGGCTGGACTAGATACGATAGTGCTGGAAATGAAATTATCGATCTCGCTCAAAGAGATATAGCGGTAGATTTTTCATCTTCGTATAGAAAAACGGGCACAACGCCAGAGGCGGGTGCGACCTGGTATACACACGCTAAAGATACACCGGTGTGGTCACCGTTTACAAGCTCAACAGCAGGGCGAGCGACAGATGGAAGAACTTCGCCTGATTGGGCCGGGTGCTTGAGGCTATATTCACCGGCGAACACCTGGTATCTCAACGAGGTGGAGTTTTCTACGACGTTTAGAGGTGCCTACTCGTTCTGGGATATATTGTGGGCCAACGGGGGCATAGTTGTAACTACGACAACTCAACAGATAATGAATAGCCCTATCACCGTTAACCTTCCACCTCGTGACAACAACGGAACATCAAATGGAGAAGGGTGCTACGCTGGATTATTAATTCTTACGGCCACGACGAACGCATCAGCAATCTCTAACTCAACCATACGCTACACCAGCGCGGCAAACTCACCTAATAAAGTTGGAACCTTCAGCGCTATAACCGGTGATAGAATTGCGCCAACATTTGTCGCCGGATCGGTAGTCTGGTTTAAATTGGCTGCGGGAGATACCGGAGTCCGATCCATACAAGCGCTTACACTGAATACAAGCTTAGGCGGTGGCCGTGTTGCGTTAATCATCGCTCGGCCAGTAACAGGAACCATCACCTACCAATATAACCCTTTTAATGTCAGCACAGGTTTCGATTTTCCAGGAATTAAGGTGTTCGCTGGATCTAATATGCACATGTTTTCAATTTACGAGTCAGCTATTAATAGCACTGTTTCCGCTGTAGTCAAATTTTTTGATGTGTGATCTTTTAAGCTGTTCCAGGCTCTGATCACACCTACGATATGGCCGACGCTTTTCGTATTGATACCGGGGGACGGTCGGAGTAAATCAGGCACATCCGATAGAACCAGCCACCGCTATGGGCCGGAGGAAATTTTCTGATGGCTCTCGAACCATAGCAAAGGATTTCTCCGTCAATCTGAACTTTTAACTGCGGCGGTTGCCAGATTTGTCTATCTTCAATAACACTATTAATCGATGTCATGACTCTATCTTCAGGCTGATCAAGATCGAGTACCATTGACGTAGGCTCATCTATAAAAACGGGATGGTGCACACCGTCGACCTCTGAACTAGTGACGGCGTCGAAGTATCGGAACATTTTATAGAGATGGTATAGCTCTTTGAATTTATCTTTATCCGCTTTGGAGAAAAGTCGATCCGGTGTGTGCCACCTTATATTTCCGAATAGGTGTCCCGATGAGAAGTAACCAGCAATAATCGTGACGCTTGCATGTAATTGTTTCGATCTTACCGCATCAGATTGTTCTAGAGCAATATAAGTAGAGTCTTTTAAAACTTCAGAGAGGAGGTGTCTTGTTATGACACCCCCTCTTTTTACAGCGTCTTCGTAAGAAATACCATGAAGAGTAGGCTCGGTCTTAATAGCGTTCATACCGAACTTCGGCACAAACGTTACCCGACGAACGTCGGTTTTAAATTTGATCGAGCTCTCCATGAAATCACTTAATAGGGCAAGCCCCGCCTTCACATTCAAAACTATCCTTTAACTCTACATGAGTAGTTAATCCTGCTGTGATGGGCTTAATCTTCGCGGCCATGGTCTCGAATTGCTCCTTCGTGATCTCTTCGTAAGGAGCCTGAGCAAATCCGTGGTCCGAGTGGAGCAGGAACGAGATCGCTTTAATCGATGTGTTAAAGTTAGCTTTCAACCAATCTTTTATCTGATCAAGTTCCTCGTACTTATAGTAGACAGTACAGGAAACACTGTTATCAGACCAATGCGTCTGCAGGAATTTGACCGTTTCGAGCATCTCGATCGCCGTAACCTCTTTCGCTGTCTTTCCGCTACGAGACCGGACAGGGAAACTGACCACCATAGTATCGTGATCCTTTGAACCGTCGAGTCGGAGCACCGGCTCAACGTGATGACCCGTGTTTCTGCAGAGCGCGACTAACGGATCGTTTGCAGCCATGCGCACACGACGGATATAGAACGGTGCGTAGTCAGGGTGGGCGCCAGGAGCGACACCTGACAGGAGTGACAGTGTTCCGGACGGCTTGATTGTTGTTAGTTTGATCGAGGGATTGATCTGCTTGCCGTGAATCTGAGACAGCGTCTTAGAGAATTCTACGTCGGTCTGCTCAAGATGCTGATAGACAACATCAAGAGCCTGCTCATTAACAAATGACGGGCGCTGATACCATCCGGTAATTCCTTGACCGAGACGACGGTTCTTTTCTAAGATCTTATTGGCTTCGGGCCAGTGGTGCGGAACTGTGGTAATGATCTTCTGTACCTTATACAAAAGTTCAGCTACCTCTTTAAATTCAGCGATATCGCGGATGTTCGGCAAGTGAATTTCGGCGAGATTGCAGCTTTCTTTATCTTCTAATGTAATCTCCGCGCACGGGTTAGTTCCCATGACGTCCGGATCGATCCTGTGGAGATCTTTGAGACGGCCCTTCTGGCGGCAAAGCTTAAGGTTCATCAATCCGTAAGGCTCACCCTCCTTCGGCATATACCCATTCCAGAACTCGTCAGGAATGTTGTCGAACGAGTTAGCAACAATCGTATTATTGCTCTTGTCTCTCCACGACGGAATAGCTCCCGTGGACCACCGCTTGGCACGGAGGAAGTTGAAATCATCCGGATCTCCAAGAGCCAGCTCCGCAGAACGGCGGACGTTACCAGCTACAACGATTGATCCTATGATGTTAGCAATGTCGAGCACATCAATAGGTCGCAGACGCTTCATCGTGCGGCTCTTAAAGATTTTGCAGATGTCTTCTAACCCAGAGCACAGGTCTTCGGGGCCGCTAGCTACCCCACCGAATCCTTTGATAGGCGTCCCTTTTCCGCGCACACATATAGTTGAATACGAGAAGGACTTACCCGTCTCGAAGAACGATTCTAAAGTTCTTGCTAGGAGTTCTACCCAGCCCTCACGTGAGTCCGGAACAATGAAATCGGCGTCGCTTGTATCCTGACGGGTAATATTGACGCCCCGCTTGATGATGGGAAGTTGATATACGTGTTCTTTCTGAATGTTAAAGCCGACACCACCTCCTAGCATCAACATTTCAAAAAGGAAACAGAACGCCGACGGCTTATCAAAGGTGACGAAGTAGCAGTTATTAAGACTGGCAGATCCAATACGATCGACGGTTTTGGATCCGAGTTGCCAGAAGGCTCTTCCAGATACGGTTCCTTTTAGGTTGAAGATATGGTCATAGAGACGCATACCCTCGTCAATCGTCATAGCTCCGCGAGATAGCTTTAACACAGCGTTAACAACGCGCTCGCAGGTTTCCCACATCTCCTCAGTTCTGTCTTGTCCTTCAACTTTGCGGGAATACGTACGCTTGTAGACAATATACCCGACGGGGCCCCAGGGAACTGAAAGATTGCGGTAGGCCTCCACAAAAGCCTTGGGCAATTGCGGAACGGAATTGATAACTTCAGTAGTCTGCATGAAATAGTTCCTTGTAAAAATGTTGGTTCCCTTATTTTAGCATGACTTGTTGTCCCTACAACTACCTTATTAAAAAAATAAATGGTAGCGGAATACGACACAACAAGTGACGCATCCCGCTACCTCCAAACCATTCCCAATAGTCTTATGACTAATAATCGCCGTCTTCTGCGGCCTCCAGATCTTCGGTTCGACCAATCTGATCAAACTTCATCTCGTGATAGTCCCAGTTAAACCTATAAGGATTACCGGGAGTACCGTCACGAACCTTCATCGAAGTGATGTCGATCTGCTTGGCTTTACGCAGAGCCGGAGGTTGAAACAAGCCGATAATGTTGTTTGAGTCTTGGCCGATGCTCATAGAGAAGGCGATGTCATCGGTCGAGGATGTATGAATATTTTTAGATCCTTGTTTGAATTGCGTGGCAAGCATGTAATGCCTGTCGGTTAGAAGAGTGTGAAGACGCATCTGCTGCATATTAGCCTCGACACGTTCCCAGCGCTTCTCTCCGGGACCTTGCATGTAATAGAATCCGTCAATGACCACGAGTGAGGCCCCGAAGTCGTCCGCCTGCGCCCTAATCTGTTCCGGTGTTCCTGCGGTATCGGGGCCGACGATGCGAATGTTATCGCCGACCACGACCCCGTAGTCGTTAGGAACTGTCAGCAGATCGATTCCTTTATTGTAGGCTGCACGTTCTTCTGGAGATATTTTTCCAGACCTGAGTCTGTTAAAGCTGACTCTCGTGTAGAGAGATGCCAGGCGTCTTGAAATATCTAGAACAGGCATTTCACAGCTAACTACAAGAACCTTAGTTTGTAATTCTTTCTTGCGAGCGTCAGTGAGCGGAATAATATCCTGAGGTCGATGAACAATAAAAGGATCTCCGCTAGCAGCAGAAATCGCAGATAGAAGTACGAACCAGGTTTTCCCTACACCGGTCTTTGCTAGAACACCCGTAATTTGGGCAGGCTGCCATCCAAGTAGTTCCTCATAAAGGAAATAAAACGGAATAGGAATTCCAGCGGCCTCGCCAGCGATCACCTTATCGAGATCGTCCCTGAGCAGAGGAACCATCTCTGACAAGGTGGCTACACGTCCGCTGGACCTCGTATACTTTGAATGCATCTTGCGGAGAGCCTCGTCCATAAACTGGAGCAGTGGCTTTCCGTCCGGAGTGCTTTCGTATTCTTTTGCCAAATCATTAGAGAACGCCTGTATATCTACCCTAATGGAGCGGCTTACAACCTCGTCGTATAGAGACTGAAGCGGGGCTCTAGGAATTTTTGAATTGAACAGCACTTCCTTAGGAAGCTGTTCAAATCTCTGGAGTACCATTTTGTGATCAGGAATCTGCTTGTATTTATTCCTGTATTCAACAATGTACTCTACAACGTCTTTATAGGGCTCGGAAAAGACAGTTGGAGTCAGCCCTTGTTTGAGAAGCTGGTTAACCTCTCCAGCATCGGCTGTGACTAACTTAGTTAGAAACAGCGGCTCAATCCGTTCCATCATGACTTGAGGGCGTCTTCCAGTTGTTTGTACTGAATAATCGAGGGTAATGTGTCGTGATTAGGTCCGATAACGATTGTGATATTGCGATGTCGCTGTTGACGACTATTGATGATCTTATCCAACTCAGCTCTATGATTACGACAGATTGCTTCTGAGGTATTGTCTGGGATATTTGAAATGATCAATACATCTGCGGTTTTGTAACTGGTGAAGATGTCAGTTTCTGTCCAATTACACATGGCAACTTCTCTACCAGGGTTCCTTGGAAACTTTGTGCCATCACACCACATGGCGATATCAGCATAGTTGCTAAATGCTTTGACAATCGAAGCTACCTGCTTGATGTCTCTCATGCTATCGATATTGAAAATAGGGATATCTTTCGCAATCATATATGGAGTTTTTACCAGCTCGATCGGAGCGCACTTAGCGATCAGCTCAATTATCTTTGGCTGAAATCCTGTATCAGTGTTATCGAGCCAATCCTTAATGGATCTCGACTCGTGAATCGGTTTATCCCATATCATCGGAACTTGTTTTGTTGAAGGATGTGAGGGTAATTCTCCAGCAGGGCGCTGCTAGAGATCCGGATGAATTTAGCTCGATTTTTAAACTCTTCTAGGGTTGTAGCACCGACATAGGACATAGACGAGCGAATTCCCTCGAAAATTTCTCGGAATACACGAGAAGTACTTCCTACTTCTTGGGTAGTGACCATCGTAGTAATGCCTTCATCGTTAGCAAACTTGCCTTTAAACGCTTCTTGCGCGGCCTTGCTTGCCATGCCTCGGTATGTAGATATTCCCATTCCATACCCATCGGTAAAGTCCGTTCCGGCAAACATAGAACCCGTCATGACGGCCTTAACGTTAGGAAGTGCTAGAGCCTTGGCGATATCTCCAGTGTGCTTAAATCCACCATCTGCAATGATCTGAACGCCAACTTCTGAGCAAAGACTGAGTGCAGAGAACTGCGGCATTCCGACGCCTGTTTTAAGCCTGGTAGTGCAGACAGATCCGGCTCCGATGCCAACTTTGATAATATGCGCTCCCCACTCATGTAATCTGGATACAGCTTCAGGTGTGCACACATTACCGGCGATGACTCGGCATCCAGGATACTCATCTCGGATATACCAAATGGTCTCCTTCATATTCACTGAGTCGCCGTGAGCGATATCAATACACATACCACAGTTTAATTTTCCAAGCATGTCGATGCGTTCTCTATCCTGGTGAATAACTCCCACTGAAAAGAACGACTCATCAGACCATGTATCGACTACAGCTTTTTTCATTTGCTCAACCGATAGATATCGGTGAAGAATACCGATGCCGATCTTTTCCATAGTAACGTATTTAACCATGGCTACCCCACTGATGGTATCCATGTTGGCAGGGATGACCGGTTTTGTTTTGATATAACCGAGATCGCCAAAATCGAATTTAGTTTCTATTGAAACATCAGATCTTGATCTGACTGCTGAATGTGCGGGAACAATCAGGACATCATCAAACGTTAGATAATTGATAGCCGGGTTGTACAGGTCCATGGTGTTTCTCCAAAAGAAAGGGCCGCACCCAAATAGATGCGGCCCAATACCAACATTTCAGAATTTAGAACTATTTAACCAACTCAAGCTTAGGGGCCTGTGCGGCCTCAGTCGGCGGATGAGCCTGGGCAAAAATTTGCTCGACGTATTCACGCACCTTGAGGTCGGGAAGACCGAGGTGATCTTCAAACACGCCATAGATGCTGAGCTGGACCTCTTTATTCTGAGTCACGCCCACGCGCCAGTTCTTAGCACCGAGAAGGAGCTTATTGTCCTTACCGACCATGGCAATGCTGATAGTGAATCCGTATGTGGGCTGATTCTTTTGACCATCTTGCTCCATATCAATAATGGAGCCGTTGGTGTTGAGTAGCCCGAATTGATAAAGTATGAGATACTTGGCGCCCAACCGCATCACTTCGCGAGCGAGCGTCTGAGTACGCTGTTGATCGCTCTGTGCTTCCGAGATGTTAAGCACCAGCGTCTCATTATTTCCAACTAGAACGGCAACCATGGGGAAAGGCCACATTCCATTTTGCAGCATCTCCACCCGTCCAGGAGTATTTAACACATTAGCGAGACCGTGCATAATGACACTGTCAAGATCGGTGTGCTCGATCTTTTCCCATTTGAATTCAGTTTTATCTTCTGCGAAATTTAGAGGGAAGACAGTGCCATCGGTCTTGGTACTGACGTAGGGCATGCCCATCAGCGGCCAATTCTGCGGCTTAAACTTGATCTTTGCCTTATTTTCGGGCCTGATTTCTCGACTGATAATAGAATTGATAATTGTTAATGAATCTTCGATCTGCTTTGCATACTGAGAATGCAGCTTTGCGATATCGGTAGTAATAACTACCGGTTCATTTTGTGTCAACGCTCGGACGTAGACTCCCTTAGCCGACCCTTCGGACACAATGCGAAGAGGAAGAAGTCCGCCGAGACGTACGACAATATCCGACATCAGCTTCGACGCGTAGAAGCTATACGACTTCATATCCTGATCATATTGATAATATTGCGAAGCCAGCTTTTCGTTGAAGGCCTCGGTCTCGTTGTAGAGCGCGGTCATTAGAGCTGTCCGTTGTGTCGCTGTGCTGTTCATGAGCTCAACGATACGATCGAACTCGTGCTGCTCGCTCTCCGTTAGTTGGACCTGCTGTCCAACGGTATAGGTTTTATTCTGGATTGAAAAAGTATTAGGATTGAGTGCGGTGGTTAGCATAACTAAGATTCCAAAATGGTGTGGTGATATTAGTCTAAATCGCAGTCCGGCTAGTTGGTAGAATTTTTAGGATTTTTGTTCGTCCGGTGTCTCTTTGTTCTTGAAGAGATTGCTCAATTTCATCGAATCAAAATTCATCTTGGGCTTAGCCTCGGTATCGATAGGCTTTGTTGCGCCCTGATTGATGACATTGAATGGATAATATCTGGCTAACGTCCCTAAAGCCTTAATCCAGTAGCCGGGATAAAATCCCACTTCTTTTGCTTTGGGCATAACTTCGCAGAAATTTTCCCAGCTAGCAAACCACTGCTCAATAATCAGCAGTGCCTCTTTTCTAGAAAGTGAGAAATGCTGAGCCAGGGCGTCTACAAAATCTCGGGATTGTTTCACTGCGAATGAAACAGATTTCGTTGATTTGGATAAATCTGTATCAATTCCGTGCTTGACACTCAAGAGCATGAGGTAAGCGCGTAGCTTTTCTCCGCTCCATTTGTGCGCCTGCTCCAAATCGTATTGGGATTTTCCAGAGAACACCTGGATCTGTTCTTTCATACGCTCAAGTCTTTTACCACTTGCGGGCCTAGTGCTCTTGTTGCGCTCGGCGCGCTTCTCAGCTTTGCGTTCGATGCGGCGCGAAGCCTCGATGAACTCCGATGAGTTAAGAGCATCTTTCAGTGATTTAGGGTCTTTTCTCATTTTGTGCATCGGCGGATAAGCGACGTTGTCGTTGGTCATGCGGTACAGTCTAAACCATCTGTGCCGGACATGTACAAGTTTTCCTAGGTTTTTCTGATCCAGGACCAGACCGCACAGGAGCGTGTATAACGCGTTTCAATTTTCTCATTGATGGCAGAGCCGTGTTTATCTTCTGAATCGAAGCTAGGTCGGTTTCCGTTCGTTTATTGCCAAGCGGCAAGATTACCCAGACCTCGTTCTGCTTTCTACCTCTCCAATCGATTGTTTCAAAAAGCCACAAAGAAAGATAACCTCCTTGGATGGTTTTAATGGTTTTCTCTCTCACACTCTCTCTTTCCTTTAATCCTTATAACCTCCTTACAAAGAAATATATATTATATAAGAGATGCGCGTACGCGCGTGATAAGACATTTCTCTAGACAAGCAAGCGAAATACTGGATTTATTTTCTGATCGAACATAAGTCGTGTGCTAGCATGAGTTTCGCTAGATGTACATAAAAAATTAGCAAGGTACCTTTCGGTACCCTGCTAATCGTTATTTGATCAGTCGGATCAGAGTGCCTGAACGATGATGTTATACGGATTTTGGACAACGAAGTACGGCTCTTGCTCCCATTCCGCAACCGTTGAGAAGTTATCTCCGTATTCCGTGAGAATAGCAAACCAGACGTACCACGTCGCAGTGTCCAACGAGTAGAGCGTCTTTTCGCTTTCAGGAAGTTTCGGATAGTGTTGGGAATCGAGCAGGAGCTTTCCTTCTCGGCTGACCGGGATTCGATCGTACCCAGATTGCTGTCTAGTCGCCTTCTTTCGAGGGAGATTCTTCAGCGTCTCTTGGTCGATCTTGTTCGGTCTATCGGCAATGGCTCTTACTGCCGTTGCTCCAATGCGACCGATATCCTCCCGCTCTTCCTTGACCTTCGCCACGTTAATCATCTTGGACGAGAAGAACACATAGGTTTCTTCAAGGTTTTCAGATGAGTGAACGCAACAAAGGTCAATCGGCATCCGAGGATCTGTCGTAAGTCCAGCAATTTGATCTGATTTAATCGGATGCACCTTGCGAGTGCCCGACTTAGGATGACCGAGATAGAGGGCGCGTCTGTCCGGAGACATCAGCGAGGAGTTAGCATAAATCTGAGGTGTTTGGCTCGGATACGTTAACAGCTTTTGACTCGTGCTTGCAATCATGATTACTGTTCCTTTATGTAAGGGATACGGTAATCATACCCTTACCTGGTGAGATATGACGAAAATTATTGTAATTTTGATACGAACCGTTTTTAGCGAATGGCGTATCATAAATTATTCAATAGACTCTGCGAACTAGTTGATGGTAAGTAGTTAATCTCGTGCTCCCAGGTCGTAAAGCTAGCTACTTTAGTAAACTGGGAGCTCCTAGTTGTAGGTTTGTACCTACTCGGCCAAGGCGTGTGACGTTTACTAAAGTAGCTAGTTTTACGTCCTGGGTGCACGAGTATTAACTTCGTACCAACCCTTTGACCTTAGTGAGACTTGGTTGGCGTAAGCCGTAACAGCTTACGTCTCATTTCATAGTGAGAACATACTTCGCAGTTGATAGTTGAGCGCGGAAGATTTTACTTCCATCTGTGGATTTTATCCACTGTTTTCTAATCAGATTTTAAACTAGCGCTCTGACAGCTAAGACTCCTTCCCACCCCTGTCCTTCTCTGGTACGAGGGAATTTGACTTAGCTGTTTTTTCGTTTGCCGACCGTATATGTTTCGATCATGTCGATCATCGTTTTAAGCATGATAAGGTAATGCCTTTCTCGAAGCTCTTCCTTATCTTTGGACTGGTCTTCCAACGTTTTATACCCGTCCAAATATTTTTTGATAGCGTTTTCGTAATGAATCAGTCTGCTTGATTCAGAGCTGTCCTTTGCTACCATACGCCTCCAGTTTTAGTTATCGGGAACTTCGTCTTTTTCTAAGAAAATTAACGTATTGAAGTTGTGCTGATACTCTCTACGTAGCGCCTCAGAAACGCTGTCATCAAGATTAGTCATCCATCTGATTTGGGCCTCGTGTGCCTGTACTGCCGCCTCAACGATTCCTTGAGCGCGCACAAAGTTATCTTCTTCTGTCTTGTCTCCAGAAGTAGGAAATCCAGCGGCTACCAGCTCAACAGCTTCTCTAAGTCCCATGTACTTCATTATCTTTCTCCTTTTCGACTAGTTTAGTCAGCACTTCTACAGCTAGCTGGTAGTTGCTCCAATCATGTGCACAACTGGGATCTGAGTAGTCGAAGTGATACGAATACCTCGGATCTCCTACGATCAGAATTTTTAGCGCTTCTTCGGGTTTCATGTTCTCTCCTTGTACCGGGCTAAGTTTCCTCTGCCCAGATTTGAATGGTCGGCCCGGAGGGACTCGAACCCTCAACCATCCCTATATCAGAGGGCGCCTTTCGGGGCGGATTATAAATCCGCTGCTCTAACCAATTGAGCTACGGGCCGTTTTAGGTTAGAGCAGCCAGGCAAGGGAAGCCTGAACACAGAGATGGTTACTTACAGTCTATCAGAATTTCTAGGCGATTGTTATCAATTTAGATTTTTATTGGTGCTTCATTTCTTCACCACATAGATAACAGACGAGCTTTCCCGTATTTGGAATAGCTCCATTGTAGCGGTACTTACAGTAAACACCTTCCATAGGTGTGCCGCTATTATAGATGGCAAACGTTCGTGAACAGAGATTCATTTGCTCTCCTCGTCGCTGTCTTCAATTCCGTACCCGGATCCTTTACCGACCGAGTAGCCGTAGTTTTCTCCACGACCGTCGCCGTGTCCGTCTCCATCACTATAGCCATATCCGTATTTACCTAACCCGTGACCCTCACCGAAGGATTCTGCCATACCGTAGGCACCTTCATAACTGAATCCGTTTCCACTGCCGTGCCCATCGTCTCCCATATAGTCACCGTACCCGGATCCGTTTCCGTAACCTTCAGAATACCCGAACCCCTCGCCTTGACGGCTCATTTTGCCCCTAATCATTTTGGGATTCATCCTGAACTATATCCTCTTTGCCGAAGCCATAGCCAGAGCCAGAGCCATAACCAAGCCCATAGCCATAGCCATAGCCATCGCCATCGCCATAGACAGAGCCATAGCCAGAGCCATAGCCATCTCCAGAGCCATAGACAAAGCCATAGCCATAGCCATAGACAAAGCCATAGCCATAGCCGTAACCATCACGGCTCATCACACCGCGAATTAGTTGCTCTTGCATGGCACAATATCCTCTTCACCATAGCCAGAGCCATCGCCTTCGCCATAGCCATAGCCATAGTCAGAGCCGTAGCCATAGCCACAGCCATGGCCATAGACAAAGCCATAGCCATAGCCATAGCCATAGCCATCGCCATCGCCATAGACAGAGCCATAGCCAGAGCCATAGCCATCTCCAGAGCCAGAGCCAGAGCCAGAGCCAGAGCGAT